TGATCCGTCAGGTAATCTTTGCCCTTGAGCAGTTTCTCGGCGAGGGCGTTGAGTTCGGAGATGAATTGCGCGACCTGCTTTTCCATTGTCTTGATTGCTTCCTCATCGCGATCGAGGCGCACCACGAACAGGTTAAAATCATCGGGCAGGTCTGGGCGGAAGCTCACGAAGTCGCAATACTTACGTCCCGTGCAGGCTAGTTGCCACGTCATTTGAGGCACGTATTCAGGGGGCGGCACCTCGGCGAGCCAATACTCCAAGTGCGTTGTGACGTTTGGCACTTTGATCTCGACCAGGCCATCATCGCCCACTAATCCATCGGGAGACGCACCCGACCGCGGGATGCGCGGGTTCCGGAAGAAACCTACCCGCTCGACTTCCAGACCGTAGCGCATCTCGTAGACAGATCGAGCAAGGGGTTCATTTTCAACGCCGAAGTCCATGGCTGGCGAGACGTAGTGCTCAGTCGGTCGCCCGGTTATCAGCTCGGTTAGAAGCTCCATCTTGTACTTTTCACGAGCCGCGCTGGACGCCCCATTTTTGAGCGTCCAGATTGCATCGCCTATGCGCGAGGCCGTGCAGTGACCGATCCTCGCTTCCCACCATGAGGGATCGTGTTGATTGCACTCGACATAATTTGGCGGGGGGTTTCTCATGCGCCCCTCTTTACGCCCTTTGGCAGGGCCACGAACTTCTTGTTGATGTTGTCCCAGATGAGCTTCTGATTAGAGGCGTGCTCGCGAACCAGCTTCTTAACTGCCTCGTCTGCAATGCCTTGATTCTCCCATGCCGCAATGAGGGCATTCAGTTTCTCGGCTGTATCGGCCTCTGCCAGCATTAGGCGCACATCCCTGAAACGGTCCCCGGAATCGTCCGCGGCAGCGCCCAAGCCGTCTTGGGATGGCTCAGGTTGGGACTGTAGCGCCCTTTTCCGCTCGTCTTTGGCATTTGTAATGATTAGCGCTGCCTGAGTGTTCTTTAGCTTCATAGCGAGGCTGAAAGCTCGCTTAAACTCGGCCTCTAGGGCGCTCAATGTCTCCGCAACGGCGATAGCATCTAATGCCTCTTGCAAGCCTTCCATTTGAGGCTGCCCGTCCAAATCCTGGTCCTTGGCTGCTAGACCGCAACTGGCGAGCAGGGAATAGCGTTCCAGGTATGTCACGGCTGAGCCGATGGCCTGAATGGCATTCTTGCTCCCCGAATCGTCGGCAGGACCCTCCAGTGTAGTTTCTTCACTGTGTCCCAGCTTGTGTGTGAGCACACACGTCACTTTGACCCTGCCAGCCTCTTGCGCGACGCGCCAGCGATGCGAGATTCCGTGCTTGCTGAGCGCGGCCGATACCTGTCGGCAAACTTCATCAAGTGTCGCGTAGCTGTAAGCCGTGCCCTCCCCGGTCCGCCTCGATGTGAACGCTGCCTTCTTGTTCTTAACGATCTGCGGTGGGTCATCCTTGAAAGCATTCATCGCCACAACGTAGGCCTTCTTTGCCTCATTCGCTTCCCACTTCATTTGCAGATCGAGCAGCTTTTCGAGCTTGCCAATGTCCGCGTCCTTGTTGACCGCGATCTGCAAAAGCTCCATCGGCGTGACGGCGCGGGGAGCTAACGCACGCGGAACCTCCAGTGGTATCTCTTCGAGATGCTCCCGCTGGTCCTTGTTTTCTAGTTCGCTTGCGTAATCAGGCGTGGGCGTTGACACGTTCGATCTCCTTTCCGCACTTCGGACAGAATTTGTCCAAGGGCAACGCCACGAAGCCGCATTCATGCTGGACGCGCTGAACGAGTTCGTGGCCGTCATCGGCGCAATAGACCGCATCGACGTCGTGTATTGTTCGCATGCACTTTGGGCAAACTTTCATGGCTTGTCCTCTCCCATTACTTTGTCAAAGTCTCTGGCAGCCTGTGCCTTGCGCTTGAAGTTCGGCGAGAAGTGCTTGTGACAATGGCCTACAAACTGTGAGCAGCGAATCTCGACACGATTCGGGCATTTTTTGTTCGTGCAATCACATTTGCCCGGATGGTGCAGTTCTAGTAGGTTATCGGGCCATGCTTTGCCGCAGATAGAGCACTTTCCCCTAGCCAAGCGAATCGCCAATTCTCTATTCTTGGCCCTGTCCATCCCCTCCATGCGAACATGAACCATCCCAGACGAGTCGGGCAGCGACAGAAAAGAACCGCGATCCACAAAGAAGCCATTCGCAAACAGCGCCTTAGTGGCTGTTACATCGCGCTTGAATCCGTGCGGCATCAGTTTGCTCCCCGTCTCTTGCGAGGGCGGATCACCGCACCCACCAATGAAACGCATAATAGGCTAGAGCAGCAATCATCAAGATCACCACGCATCCAAAGAACAGACAGCCCAGATTCAGGCCGTCATCCTCGTAGCGGTCCGGCTCAGTGTCTCTCAGTGACATCGCGCCTCTCGCTTCCTGCCCACACGCGGCGGTCCTTGAAGCCGATGTCCCGGCTGGCGAGGTTGATGAGAAAGCATCCTGCCGCGCCGCAAGAAACGCAGTGATCGTTAGTGGATTCGGTGATCTTGTCGCAAGAAATGCACCACGTCGCACGGGAGTATCGAATCACTGCCGGTCCCGGGGAGTGGCACTTATGACCAAAAAGTTCGAGAAGGTATCTCATCCCACAAACTCTATTTCGTCGCCGTGCATGGCAAAGCGTTCTTTCAAAAGCTTTTCCCGCAGGCCGTCCGTTAAACTGTGATTGTCATTAATGTGATAGCAGTAGATTACTTGCGAATGCTCTCCGAGCCAATGCGGCAACTTGCTTTTCTCGATAGCCTTCCGTTTTTTTGGCTCCATCTCGCATGATGCGATGGAACGCTCGTTCTTTATCGAACTGTCCGGAATTCCAGCTTGCTTGCACACAAATCCTATACAGCACCTCTTTCCATCATTTGTGAGTAGGCGCGAATATGCTCCACCACGCCCGCGATACCACGTCTTACGATCCACAATGAACTTCATTTACCCCTCCCCAGCACCGCTTCCGCTGCGATGAATGCAACCGCTACGATCCCCAGCAAGAAGATGAAGCCGCTCACGAGATTGCGTCCTGTGCAATCAGCAAGCCGAATACGAGCACCAATAACCCAATACCGGTCACGCTAGAATGCACGCCGATGCCTACTAAAGAACAGCCCACGCCTACAAGCGCGCCCCCTACAATCTTTTGCCCGACGCTCATTTCCCATTCCTCCGGGGCGTGTCCCAGTAGGGAGAAGTGCAGCGCGGGCAGCGAACGGGATGCGGCAGCTTCGATTCCCATTCGTGGTCGCAACGCTGACAGGTGAATACGTTGTGCGTGCCCGTTTTGAGCTTTTTCATCGCCTCGCCAGCCGAAATGACGCATCGAATGAGAAGGGCTTGACGCGGGCGGCCGCATCATCCATTAGCTTCTCCTGAAATTCGATGGCAGATTGCGGCAAATCGATGGTGATCCGTCCTATCTTTGCTTTGTCCACATCCGGAACGCTGAGCACTGCATCGGTTGTGTCGATGCGAAGCTCCAATACCCTCTTAAGGGCGCGCCAGACAGGACACCCGCATGTGTAGCAGGCCTCTTCACGACCCTCCTTGATGTCCTTATCCGTCACTACAACTCTGAAATCCATAACTACCTCCAATGCAATGAGTGTATCCTACCATGGTGGATGTTTGCAAGAGAATTCTGCATGAGGGGCGAAAATAATTCTTTCAGGCTGGCAGACTACTTGCAGGAAGGAACTGCGGGCGCGTGATTAACTGGCGTATGCGCGCAGCAGCATGTGAAGCTCTACGAGGGCGTCCATCTCAGCGACAAGCGTTCCTTCGCGGTGTCGAGGCTTTTTAATGCGGCGGCAGCTAACGATCTGATTGGCACACCACAGCATGGCTTGTAGAGGATCATTCATGTGGATTCACGCGTTTACCGATGGCGTATGCGCGTCCCACGCCTAAAGCTGAGGGTCCAGAGCGCTGCCTGGAATCAGAGGGCATCACCTCCAAACTTAGGGAATGTGGCGTCTAACTTAGACATCCGCCCCCTTTCGCGGCAGCCCCAGCGCCAACCGAAGCTGCCGCATGGAAGTGTTTCGCGCGGCAGCCCCCTCCCTACTCAGGGGTCCCTTTTAACTGCTCCTAAGTAGGCGACTACCGCGCGAACTTGGACTACGAGATTTGGTTGATTACGGTTCCTGTCGGCACAGGCTGCGGCGCTGGAGTCAGCGGCACATTGACCGTGTTGGTGAGCGGCGCTGGAGCCGTCCCGCCTGCCGGAGTCGGCATCTGCACCGAGACGGTCAGGTTGTAGCTGGGAGACGCCCCGGAAGCCGCGCTGCCCTGCGTATCGGTTGCTGGCACTGACACGCCCACCTGGTTGCCATTGGGCCCAAGATTTGGCGTCAGCGTAATCGCTGGATCGTCGCACGTCCACGTATCAACGCTGCCTGCCGGAAAGCCTGCCGGATCAGCCACGCCATTGAGGATTGCATCTGCCTCGAATACGCTCTGTCCACCTATCGGTGTTCCTGTGATTGCCATGTTTCCTCCAATTTGTCTGATTTTTACTGCGTTCGGTACTCGGTACGGAAGTAATTCGTGGATGATGGCACGCAGCTCCGCAATGATCCTGTGAAGCTCCGCGACGATCTGTTTCTCTTGATGGTGGCGTGACACACAAAACTCCTAGGCTACTGGCGTGGCGCCTGTGAGGGCCGCTTTCAGTTGCGCGTAGGCGGCGTCATTGCCAGCGGTGAGAGTTTGGGCTTGAGCAAGTATCTGTGCGTCGGTGACGCCGCTCTGCCCCTTGATCTCGGCGATGATTCCCAAGACAGCCTGAAGAGCGGCGAGTGCGAGATTGATTGCGTTCGTTGGATTCATTTTAGGCCCCACCTAAGCCTGACACAATCGCGGTTACGGCCACGTTAACGCCATTCACGATTGTGGTAATGGTTTGCGATGCTGCCTGGTTCGCCACTTTAATCAGCGCCAGTTCGGTTGGATTGTTGAGCATGGTGTTGAACGCAGTGGCGCATGCTGTGTAGGTCCCCGCCTTTGATCCTGCTGTCTGTGCCGCGGCGATGCACGAGATAAACGCTTCGTCTCCCTTGTTGGCGAATTCGAGGTAGTCCAGCACACGTCCTTCTTCTGCCGGAGTAATCGCCCCGGATTGACCGAGGGATGCTACCGTTTGCATGCCGCTGTTTATGCCCGTGGCGATGTCGGCGGCTGCCTTGGCCGAAGCCCCTGCCGGGTCTTTGCAAGCAATGAGGCAAAGGGACAAAAGAATGGCTGGAAATAGTTTCTTCATGGAGTTCCTTTCGCCGCGAGTCTACCACATAAATATCATAATGATGCTACAACTTTCAGCGTGGTGTCTCCTGATTCAACGATTCTTTCCCGCGCAAATCTGGGGAGGATGATGCACCCTTCGCTCGCTGTGCCAGGGTCCGTGATCGAATCCCCATGGCAGAGGAAGCCGCTTCGGCCAAACATTTCATTCGCAGGGTCTGGTGAAAGCGGGATGGCGAATGGGCCGTGCGTCGCAGAGTCAAAAGGAACTCCGATTGTATAGAGTCCAGCAGGGATTGGACCAACATCCGGCACGTTGGACATCCCTGGCACGTTTTTCCCTTCTTTGGAGCCGGAATACCCTTGAGCGATGAGGGTCCCGGACTCACTGACGAGCGACCCGGTGCTTTGAGAGTACGTCCACATTTAGTGGTGCAGGAATCCCATGTGGTACACGCCCGTGAAATTGAGGAAAAAAAGCAATAGCACAAGGAAACAAATCAGTCCGAGAATGATCATCAGCGGTTGCGGAATGGCTATTCCGGCAACACCCAGAAGCCAGCGTACGCCGATTATCACAATCGCGACCACGATGATAAAAACAAGGAACGAAATCAGGAACGATACTGCATCCATCAGTCACCTCCGGTTACTTCAGGCGTTCGGACGTGCGTGAACCATGCGAGCCACAAACAACCTGCCGCTACGATCATTGTGGGCAGGAATTCATTGAGCTGCTTCCATGCGTGCGATGTAATGTTGAGCGTGAAACAAATCTGATAGGCGGCTTGAGAGACCCACAGGAACATCAGCGAGAAAGCGATGCGCTTTGAGGTTCCCTTGAGGTACGGAATCCCGAATCCGGCCAGCAGCCCGGCAAATAGAAGGCAGGAAGCGTCCGCAAGATTGGCGATGCCGTCGAACGTGAACGGCTTCTTTGTAAGCACGGCCCCGGCATAAGCCGCCGTTATGAGGAAAGCCGATCCAAGGGCCACGAGCTTCGCGGGATGTTCCCTGAAGGCCTCCCATGCGACAGGGGCCATGGACGCCACGACACAAGCGTCCATGATTACCCACGCTACCGCATAGGCGTGCGAATGCCATCCGTAGACTCCATTGATCATCTCAAGGAAACCGCTCGCCACGAGCTGCACGCAAAAGTACCGCATGAGGTTTTTATTCTGCGTGTAGAGCAGTGCCAGCGTCAGGCACCCGACGATGATCAGGAATCTCAGCTAACTTCCCCCGTCGATTTGTTGACCTTCACGATCTCGCCGTTATCACACTTGATCGTAACAGTGTTCGTGGCCGGGTCCCATGGGAGAGATACTGTATTCGGTCCCGGTGACGGCGCGCCTACCGAATCGGGGCCGGGGCTGGGCGCTCCTACCGACGTTGGTGCAGGGCCGTGGTGATGCTTTTTAGGGTCACTCATAACGCCTCCTATAGTTGATTCCGCCAGGTCCCGTTCCGGTCCAAGCGGCGAATTCTCCACTCAGGCGTGCAATTTCTCCGTCATGTCTCGAGATGCTAGCGGTGTGATTGTTGATGCGTTCCAGATATTTGCCGATGATAACAGCATTGGTAACCAGCGTCGCCATGACTCCACCGAGCGAAATCAAAATGGACACCCATAGGCTCACTTGACATCCTTCGGCTGATCCTTGGTCAGTTGGGCGATCTGTTTGTCTTTGGTCGTCAGTTCCGCGATGTGCTGCGCCGTAGCGTCCTGTACGTCTATCTTTGTTTGGAGGGCGGTGAGCATTCCGTTTGTATGTGTCTCGATAGTCTTGACTTTCTCGGCAGTCTCATCCTGCTTAACCTTCACGCGCCCCACTATCACGCTGATATATCCTGTCACAGCGATCACAAGGCCAGTCAGCGCGTCAGTGAATCCGCGCGATGCCCAGAAAGATTCTGGTTGGATGATCATTTCGCCTCCGCCGCCAGCGCTGCGTCCTGCTTTGGATTTGTGGTGGTAATGGTCGGACTCGTCACCATCGCGTTGGGATCAAGACCGCTGGTATTCTTGACCATGTTGTAGAACAGATGCGCCCACCATCCAGCACTATCGGGCAGTGCGGGGAGGGACTTCGACACATATACAAGAAAACGCACGCTCGCTCCGCCGCCTATATATCCACTGACAATTTCAGCTATGTGGTATGCGTGCTCGTGGTGGACCTGAAACATCGCCCCTCCTAAGCTCCAAAGAACAACCCTGAAACTACGGCGTTCACACCGGCAGTGCAGGTCACGTTGATCTTCACATTCCCAGAAATCTGAAAGGTCGGATAGAGGCCGCTGGTGAAGTTAGCGAGCTGCTGCGTCACAAGCACTGCGCCAGTAGCTGCATTCACGATCTGAATTGTTTCCGTACGGCCGCGCTGGTCAAAATCGAGAACATATAGCGTGAGTTGGTGCGTATTGCCGTCCGTGAAGTTTACATTGAAACTAAAAGTAGCAGGAGCGTACCAGCATGCCGCAAGACGCGCGCTGCCGCCTGGGACTTCAAGGTCGATCGCATCCGATGCCGATGTTTCCCACGTCCACACCGAGTCTCCTGATATGGACGCTGTTGCGTAGGAAGGGAGACTCTCGACCGACTGCGCGAGCCAGTAGCCGTCCTTTCCGTAAGCGCCGATCCAATTCCCGGCCTCTGGAGTTACGACTGTCACAGTAGGCAGCGGAGAATATCCGGTCCATGAAGCGCTCGTGTTTAGCAGGACTGGAGGCGGCGGAGGAGGGACTACGGGAGGCACTGCGCTTCCCGGCACTCCCTGATACGCGCCCTGGTCCCATGTAGAGCGTGTTGATGGTGTGACGGCGGGGGACGTAACCGTGTGATTGGACGTGTTGTAAATCACCGCATACGTCGTCCCTAATCCACAAGCCGTTCCCGCCGCTGAATTGATGCCGCTCACCGTGCTGCACAGAGACGCCAGCGAAGCCCCCACACCGATCGTGGGGCTGCTTCCAGATGTGGGCGAGAAAGCGTATGGCTGAGTGCTGGTATAGCCCAGAGCGTTCCATGCCGCGAGGGTCTTAAGATTGTTGCTCGCCGTGGTAATCGTGACTCCGGCCGGAGCGTTATTCACTCCGAGAGAACTTGCGCAAGCCGTATTCTTGATCGTCACTGCTGACACGTAGGTGCTTGAGGATACGTTATAGCAGTTGTAGGCCGGTGGGTCTGAATCGAGGCCTCCCTCGATGGTGTTATTCCACGCATAGTGGACGGTGCTGTGCGCGCTTCCCGTAGCATCGGAGCCAAAGGTGATCATGTTCGGGCTGCCGATTTGGGACAGGATGTTGTTGAACACGTAAGCAGTGCAACTGGTGTGTGGACCGATATAAAAAGGCTCCGATCCTGAGGCGGTGTTGCGGACCACGTTGTTATAGAACACCGCGTTACAACTGCCGTCGTCCTCCATCGTGTTCGGATGCGCCGAGCCGAAAGAGTTCAGAGCGTTCTCAAAAAGGTTGTCATGGACGGATACCGTTCCATCGACCTGCACCGAAACGTATTCGTTAAACACGTTATAAGCCCATGTCCCGCCGCCATATGCGCATCCGAAACTGTTCTCGGCTGTGTCAGAGCCATCGCACACATTGTAGGAAAATGATGTGCCATTAGCCGCACCTGAAATCGATCCGTAGAAACCGACTCCAGCATCGTCCGTCGTCGGATAGGCAGCGTGAGTCCAGCCGTGCATGTAATTGTAATTGAAAGTATTGTTCGAGAATCCTGCTTCGATATAACAGGCCGAGGTGTTCGGCGCTCCCGTCCAGTACATGCCCGTCCATTCGAGCCACGACTCGTCTATGTAGGTGCCGCCAGCATTCAGGAAGCACTTGTTTACTCCACCGCCAGCGAGAGAGCCGGGATAAGTCCCACTACCGTTCATTACCGGGCGTGACCAGGAAGCCCCGTCGTACCACGTCTGATCCACGGTGATGGTGATGTGCGATCCGCTGGTTCCTGAACAGGTCCAATTCCAAGGGAAGTTCCCGGCAGCCCACGTATCGCCGCCCTTGAGAATGAACGTGTCGCCAGCGGTGCAGGAATAACTTGCCGGAGTGCCCGTCGCGCCCGTCATGCCAGGTGCGTGCAGCCACGGCGTGGTCTTTGATGTTCCGTTGTTGGAATCAAGGCCGGATTGCGCGATATAATAGGTGTTTCCTTGCGCCACACCGCAGCCAAGGAAAAGCAGTATTGCCAGCAGTACTTGTTTCATTCTATAATCCTCTCATGCAAACGCTTGGAACCATCACCGCCAAAGAGGCGATTGAACGACTTCTAGCGGCTACGCCGGAACTGCGCAAGCCTGTCACTCGTCGCCGACCATAGGAATCCTCTCGCGCGGTGGGCCGTACTCTTCCGCTGGCACGTACAGCACTCGCCTGCCTCTTCGCATCAGCTCTTGCGCAGCTCGTGGATCGCCAGCTTTAGCAAGAGGCGATAGCAAATTCCCTTTTCCTGCTGTATCAGGTCCGGGCACAGATTCAGGTGTCAGCCTATAAGGCGGTTCCGGACGTATCGGCACCTTGGTCACAGATGGATAGTAGCCGCTTTCCTGTGCCGCGCTGCCAACCGATGGAATCTGTGATCCTGGTTTTATCTTGGTCGGAATTTCGTTGAATGGCCCAGGGTTCGTCGGTGTTCCCTTTTCCCCTTTTGGAATTAGCCAATCGGGAATGGTCCACTTTTGCAAACTCGTGGGCAGCGCGCTGACGCTACCCGGTCGCCCTAATTGAGACTGTCTAGCCGTAGCAGGTTCGCGCATCTTGGATGCGACGAAATTCCCAGCCTCTCCAGTCTCAGGAATGCGCCTCGCGGATTCTCCACCTAGCACCGTCGCTGCGACGGAAGGAATGCCTTCACCAATCACACCGGCCACGTCACCCCGATTTGCCCGTTCTTTGATTCCCTGAGTGTCTAAGCCTATGCTGCTACCAATCGCCGAGCCTACCGATGGAATGACGCCTTCCCCGGACTCCCGCTCTCTCTCATAGGTCTGTACGGCATTCTTTGCCATGCGCGGAATTGGACCCATACCAGCCGTAGCCGCGTCGAAAGTAGATTCGGGGGTTCCGCTAGAGGGAAGCATGGACTTGAGTCCGGACCAAGCGCCAGATGCGAGTCTGCTAATTGCTGAGCCTTGCGCTGGCGTGTTCTGCTGTTCGAATTGTGTAGGTTGCGACGGCGGCGGAGCAACAAGATGCTCAATATATTTAGTTTGGTCATCCTTCGACGCTTGGGCGAAGTCAGGATCGACGTGCGACAGATAGCCGATCTTGTCTTCAATCGGTGCCGCGAGGAAATCCTTGTCCTGTAAGACTTGCGCCGTGCTGCTCATTGTGCCGCCGCGTTACCTTGAGATGCTTTCCATTCCTTGAAAGATGGCGTGCTAACGCCTCCTCCTTGAGGTTGCGCCCCCGTGCGCTTGACCCCCGGAACCCCGCCGCTCAGATTCTTTACCATGTTGTCGAAAGCATCCAATTGCTTGAGTGCCATGCCAGAGTTGCCGCTTGTGATGCTCGGCAGTGCTCGCAAGATGGCCTGCCGCGTCGTCTCCGATCCTTGTCCCATGCCTGCGATGTTGCGAAGCGATAGTGCCCGTTCCTGAAGCTGGTAGAGCCACGTCACTAAATCTTGCTGTTGTCTTGTAAGCCCTGAATTTGCCAGATTTGCAACTTCATTCCGCATAACCGTGGGGTCCTCTTCGGTCATCGCCAGAGTCAGCTTTGCGACCTGATCCGCCTTGAATGGCGTATCACCATTTGCAGAAATCGCCTCACGCACCTTTTGACTCGCATTCCGAATGTCATTGAGCTGCGCACCTTGCGCCATCGCCTTAGCACCACCTGCGACGGGTGCCGCACCCTCACCAATAGCCGTTTTCGCATAGGTCCACGTTTCGTTTCCAGTGTTCGGGTCAATTATCTGGACAGGGCGGAATTCTCCGTATGCCTGAGCGCGGGCCGCACCGGAAGCCCCGGCCTCCTGATTCTTGATCCCCTCCGCCGCTTTCCCCCAAGCGGCGTCAGCTTTCTTGTACCCAGGGTCGTTTTCGCCCTTCGGATAATCGGCGGGAACGGGCGGCTGACCCACCTGAGAAACGACTTCTGGTCCGATGCCTGTAAGCTTCGCCGTACGTTGCAATCCAGCCAACTTCGTACGATCCGTATCACCGAGCGCACCTTGCGAGAGTTGCTGTTCGGCTTGCGCTTGCCACTGTTTATCAGCTTCTGGTGTTGGGGGCTTGTTCTGGTTTTCTAGCTTAAGCCAATCGGAAACATTCCCTTGTGGGTTCTCACGCTCCCATGCTTGAAAATCAGTTTCTGGCTTACCGGCGTTTTCAAGCTTCACCCAATCTGAGATAGGCGCATTGGGATTGGATTTCTCCCACGATTCAAATGATGTCGTAGCGGTAGGGTGTAAATCCTTCCACGTCTCCGCTTCCGCCTCACCCGTCTGTGCTTTACGCAACCCTGTTTCTGACTCTTCGCCAGCCATTTTTTCACCACGATTCTGCTGCTGTTCTTTATTCAGTCGTGTTCCGGGAATAGCAGCCATCACACCAGGGATTACCGCTGTTCCAGCGGCCTCCCCGGCAGTTTCAAGGCCGTGCCCGATCTTGCTCAATACGCTTTGGTGCGGCTTCTGAAGCGTAGGAATTCCTTGGTTATAATCAATGGTCTGATCGCCAAGTTGCGGCATGCCCGTTGCCGTAGGCTGCGATGGAACATCAGGCGCTTGCCCTACTTTGGGAATAGAAGTCGGTGCTGCCGTGGGCGCGGCGGTCGATTGTTGCGGAATATTGCTGACTACGGGGGGCCTTCGCCCAACAGCGGGCAAGCCCATGACGGAATGCGAGTCTGGGTCGTAGCCTAAAAGCGCGTCGAGTTCGTCTAACTTGATTGCCATTTAGGAACCGGTAGCTATTTTGTTTCCCACATTAGCTGATCCTGTGAGTGTCCCGATGGTGTCCAGCGTGTTCTGTAACCACCCTGATTTGCCCGCATTCACTTCGGAATTTATATCTTCAGGCACAAGTCCCATGGCCTTGAGTTGCGCGCTTACGTCCGTGCCATAAAGTCCTTGAAGTCCTTCGATTCCCGCCTGCTTATTTCTCTGCGCCAACTGAGCACTTTGGTTCTGCACTCCCAAAGCGTTCTGTGAAAGCGTCTGCGCGTTGCGCCGAGCTGCCTGGTCAAACACGCCAGAGGTCCCAGCGCTGTTGCGTGTGCGCACTGCTTGTAACCCAGCAGCACCAGTAATTGCTGCATTCGCGCCGCCAGCACCCTGCTCCCCCGCGACGAGCATGTTATTCGTCTGGGTTGGTGAGAAGCCATTCGGATTGTTGATCTCTTCCTGAAGCGTGGGAATAAGTGTTGAACGCTCCTGCGCAGCGTTGCCGCCGTAACTGGAGGCTGTCGCATTGGCACTATTGACGGCTCCTCCAGCTTGCCCTTGTGCGGCCCTGTCACACTTCGCGATCGGGCCAGCGTAATGAGATACAGAATCTTCTAGGAGAATGTATTCGAGAGGATCGTCGGTGAGCTGATACGTGGTGCTAGTGTGTATGCGCATTCATCATCTCAGGAGCGCCGTATAATTCCGCCACGGCGAACGAATCCAGCCCAACGCCTCAAGCCGCTTACCGAAACTCGGCTCTATCTCCGGTGGAATCCATGCACTTACATCATCGATCCCGTAGTCAGCGGAGTCTTTAAGTCCGCGTGCTACGAGCCGCTGGAGTGTTTCCCACCTCTCCTGAGAACTTCTGCGGGTATGGTCTACGAGCACAAATGCTTCGCCCGTGAGCTTTACAAATCCCGCTTGCGTTATACCTTGGGAATCTTCCGCCACTACTTTTACTATACAATTCGCTGATTGCAAAGGGGGAAAACACGTTTCAGGCAACCCCGATGCCCTGTGTATGCGCTTGATAGCGTCAATGTCAGACTCCCGGTAAGCTCTAATCATGGGGAGTTGAAACCTGTGCGACGCCGAATCCGGTTCCTCCCTGTTGGCCAGTGGTAGAAGAAGTCCCTGAGCCTGTCGATGGCAAAGGTGTCAGTGCTGTGGTGCCGCCCACGTTCACGGCCGTGGGGTTCGACGTGCCTCCGTAGACCTGATGCGCGCTCGGCTGCGTTGAGCCTTGGTACATGGAATAAGAGCGAAAGTACCACGGTTGCGCCACGCCCGCATCGTTCATTGCCGGTAGCGTAATGAATGTTCCGCGGCTCGCGCCTAGATGAAAGACGTGCGGTTGAAGAAATGCCGGTTCTGTCGCGGCTTCCACAAAGTAATTTAGCGGCCTCGCGCGCGTGGAATTATCCTGAAGCGTCGCATGCACCACGCCGCTGTTCGCTTTCACACTCATAGCCGATGGCGGGTCGGGAGGCGAGACGAATCCAGTGGCATCCACTCCCGCTGCGCTCAATCCCTGATTCACGCCGTCCTGAATCTGCTGGAACATCAGCGCCACTTTGTCCATGCCGGGGATGGTATTCGACATGGAACGCACTTGCGTGATGAACTTGTTTAGGTCGAGAGCCACTAGCCATTCCGTCCGCGCACGGGTGCCCACGGTGATTGCTTGAGGGTCATAATCAGTCTCGCGATGTCGAACCATTCATAAGCATCCCTGACCGACAAACCTATGAAGAAGCGGGCACCTTCAATATTTAACGGAATCTCCACGTCACCATAAGCCGGAGGGTTAAAAAGCGGCTCAGGATAGAGCGTCTCAGCATCTGGCGATTGGAGCGTATCCGGGTAAATCGTCATCCGCAAATTTCCGTTACCCACTACGAGCATCGACATGAAATCGGCCTGAAGCTGATGAAGCCCCATTTGCTGAGTCTGCGCGTCGAGCGTCTTTGGAAAGGGATAGGTCACGTATTCACAGTGCATCGCCTTCCCGTCATCCGCCCAATTCCCCGCGAGTTGCTGATAGATTTTCCCCACGCCCGTGTCGGGGCAGAAGAAAAGCGGCGTCAGCGTCGTAGGCCGGGTGATGAAATCCGCATAGCACGCTTCGATAGACCACGCGCTCCACTTGCGGCCCAAAGGGAAAGTCTTTAGTTCCCCTGTGTAGGTCATCCGCACAGGCCCTTCCCCGGCAAGGGCGCTTGAAGTCATCAGTTCCTTGTACGAACACATCAGCACCACGTTTGGTACCATAGGATTAGCGTTTGCCGGGAATTTAGGCATCCACTGATTCGGTGTGGGTATGGGCACGCCGATAAATATCTTGCGGTTGGTCGTGTCATTCCGCACCCAGATGGTGTTCCCGTAAGTCCAGTTGATCGACTGCCACACAGGATCAATTTCAGGCGAGCACTTGATCGGATCTCCGCCGGAGAATAGATACAGACCAGCCTGGCCGGCAATGAGCGCCCATCCCTCGCCTACGTCCACTCCATAGATCGATGGAGTTCCTACCTTGTTCGATACCTCGCGCACCTTCCAGCCGTCCGGCTCGGTTGTTCCATTGTCGGCCGTAGTGTAGAAGGAATTCGTTTTGACGATGTACAGGTTATCGAACAGCGAAAAAACATTGCGAATGGGCTGCTGGTTCTGGGAACCGGCTCCGATGTTCCCCGTGATCTGGTCGAACGCTTCGAAGTTGTCGAAGTAACTCACGCGTAGATTCGTCGTTAATACAGGTTCAAGCGTCGGGAAAGGCTCTATCCGGTCGATTAGTACATCCCCGCCATTCGGGATGCTAGTGGCATATATTCGTATCAATAAATCGGATGGAACCGTAGCGAATGGCGAAGCCAGAAGCGTGTGCGTGAATATCTGCATCGTTGTGGTCAGCGAAGACAGTGGCAGCGTGTATGCTCCCCACACCTGATTTGAGGTAGGGCTGTAGAGATCGATTGCGAGGTTCCCTGAAGCCGCGCCGGATGGTGAATCCGCCGTCACGCGAATAGAGTACGGGGTTGCCGATGCTACGATAGGCGCGCCGTAGAAATCCTTGTAAGCAGGCTGCGTAATCATGCCCCATACGGCTTGTGTCGATCCTGAGCTATTGAGGATGTAGTAGGCATTCCCAAATAGCGGCGAGTTCGTTAGGCTTCCTCCTGTTCCATTGATCGGATCGACCGTCCAGCCGAGCGGGTAAGTTGTGACGGACGAACCGACCGCCCTCCCGATCCCGCCGTCGAAGGAATAATTGAGCAGGTTCTGAATCTTGTTCTGCTCGCCCCACGCCACAAGCCTGTCAGCGTATGCCGTGACTCCAAGGCACGAACCAAGTTCGATCTGCGCGAAATTATTGGTGCCTTGATTTGAAATGGAAGCGGCGGCAAGCAGGACTGCATCGGTGAACGTGAATGTCGCCTGAGTGCTCGTATTGTCGTTTACGATGGTAGCTGTGTAGGTCACGATCTGCCCGTTGTCCACAATGGACACAGGCTCAGGAATCCAGAAGTAGAATCCTCCACCGCCCGTCTGCGTTGCCCCTCCCGCACCGGTGAAAGCAACCACACGAGCGATTACATCGTCCGGGCCGATGGCAAGATTGCTCACGGTGATCGAATTGGCGTCCGCATTCAATGTGAAAATGGCTTGCGGGGACGGCGCAGTGAGAAGTCCGTTCCTGGTAAGGAAAAGCTGTACGCATCCTCGAACCCCGGCTCCAAGCCCTCCGGCTACCGAAAGGAAACCGCCCGTTGAATTCGCCAGCACCGAACCCGGATCAAACTGAAACTGCGTGCCGTTGACGATGGCGTTTCCGGTCTCACCGGCTGCCGTGATGTTCGCAGCAATGATTTGCAGCGTGAATGTCCCGGAGGTAGGGCTTAGGATCGTTTCGGACTGAATGATAGCGTTTACGACGTTGAATATTCCGTCTCCGTTCGTGGTCCCTGTCACTGTCACTTGCTGCCCGACCACAGGGGCAGTCCCTGAAACAAGCGTGTAGGCATACGTTGCGACGTTCGATGTCAGGGAGGTATCGGTGATCGTCATCTGTGAGGCGTTCGGTGTCGCTGTGATCGTCCACATATTGTCGTACCCGGAATCGGAGGTTCCTGAGACGGTTGCCTGTCCACCGACCTGAAGATTCGGGACTGTCACAGAGGTTGTGAGCGTGGCAAGCGTCAACTCGTAACTGCCGGATGTCAGAGTCTGGTCCGTGTGATTTGAAACTGTGGCGATGACGGAAAAGAACGGCGAGGACGAGCCGTAATGAGCTGTCGGAACCGTTCCCACCGCGCTGATGATGTAGGTTCCGTTTGGATTCTGCCCGCCGACGCTTGGAAGCCCTGCTAATACGATGGTTGCTCCCACTCCGGCTGCAATCACGTCGGAAAGCAATCCAACACGCGCCTGAATCGAAATGACGTTGCCAGCCGTCGTAGTTCCTGAATTCTCGCTCCAGACAAACGTATAATCGCCGCCCATGCTCATATCCACGGGCGGAGCTTGGGTAATCGTGACGATAGGATATTGGGTTGTGCTGAAAGTCACGGTCGGGGCGATGGCAGGACCTACCTGGGAAATCCTGTCTACCCATTGCCCGTTATATTGGCGCGGCATGTCCGTTCCGCCAATGCCAAGCTGTGATAGGCCGATAAATTCCCGGTCATCCTCGGTCACCGACCGGCAGAACGTGTCAGGCTCAATCGCTGTGTAGAAGGGGCACAGCACACCAGGATCGTTGATGACATCTTCCTGCCAGAAAACTCCTGTATCATCGAGTGCGAGAGTCAGTAATCCCCCATCTGTCATTCCGAATGACTTGATGTAATCGAACTGCGTCACGCCAGGAGGCGTGAACCACACGGTCACGGAAACTTGGGTGATATTAAATGTAATCGGACTTGAAGTCGGGTTGCTTGCCTGTACCGCAAATCCGAAACTTGGGTTGTTGATTTGCGCGGGAGTCCACGTCTCGCCCCACAGATCAGACGAATCACCGGCAGGAACGGTGCCAGCCGAAAGCGGCAGAGAAATCTGCGTTGGTATCGGTGTGCCCGATCCGTATAGCGGGGTTAGTGTGACAATACCACCGACTGCCGTTTGGCTTCCTGTTACCTGCACTTCGATGCCGAGAATTTGAACTCCGGTAGGAATGTTAAACCCATAGTTAACAGCATCGAGTACCGGAGATGTCCCTCCAGGCGCTACGGATTGAGTAGGACTTGTCCCACCGGCGACGGTGAAACCGATTAGGTAGGAATAAAGCGTCTGATTCGTAAGATTCGTCCACGTTACGCTATAAGTGTTCGGCTGAGCCACGTTATAGCCCGTTGATGGGTCCTGGTAGGCCGAAAGATAAGCTGGCGACAAGCTTACATTCTGCGGCTTGAAGGTTGAAGGTGAAACGGTGTAAGCGGCAGGTCCGCAGATGGCGAAAATAAGGTCCGGAGAGGAATTGGTGATCGAGAGGCTAATCGTCTCCGTCGCGCCGCCTGAAGTAACCGTTCGTACCTGATCTAGGGCGGTAATACCCTTCATGGTCACCAGAATAATCGTGCCCCCGGCATCAGCCGGAGTGTATGGCATCTGTATTTGCAGGCTGGTTCCATTCGGCATTGCGGTCGCAAACGTCACCTGGTAATTCTGCGCGCGGGCATAAAAACCAAACGTTGGGTCCTGGTAGGCAACCGCCGAGCCGATCGGGTTGTAAGCATTTCCGAAATTATCCATCACGATGCCAAATGTTGGAGGCACTTGATAAGGACCGTGAGTATCGCTGGCGGCTTCTACGATCAGCATCCCGATGTCTCCTACAGCAACCCCAGTTCCAACGATCGTTATGTCCAGGACGGCAGGAGTTGTTAGGAAACAGTTCTCGCCATACAACTCGAAAGAAGGGTTTACACCTCCACCAGTTGACCATCCGTGGAGCGCCTGCGCCAATGTCTCGGCCACGCTGTTGCAATATGTATAGACGTTGACAAGGCCGTCCCTCGTACGCGCGGAGGCAACCGTAAAATCCATGTCGCAGCAAAGCGGAGAGCTTCCCGACGGAACGCTCGGCGGGTCTACCTCGACAACCAAACCTCCGAATACTGTCAGCGCAGATTCAGGTGAACCTTCTACGTTATTCATTTCGCGTTCGCCGCCATGGCGAGGAGCCTCTTCTTGTAAGCGCAGGTATCGCTTTTCTCACACTTGGCACACTTCGTTTCAAGTTGTTTCTGAATAAGAGGGAAGCGTACCGCGCTCATGGCACCAGAAGGTCCCAGCAGCCGTTTGTGGCACAGCCCGATGAAGATACGTCGGTAAACATGCGGAAAGACTGTCCGGCTGTGATCGTTTGAGTCGAGCCGTAAGAGCCGCCATTCTTGTTGATCTGAGACGTAGTAGGAGTGATCGTGATCGTTCCTGCCCCGGAGGTTGAAACCCCGGCGATTCCGAACGCCGGAGCGTAAGCGCATCCGGTAGTCCCTGCCTGAAATACAGTCACAGCAATAGAGCCGGTGTTTGAAAAGACCTTCAGATGCCCGTTATCGGAGTTGGAAATAGATGTGCCGCACGCGATGGCATAAGAAGAAGCTGTGACGTTATCGGTAGACACGCCGAAGGTGGGCAGCTGAACGGCCGGCAGGATTCCAAACGTGTCGGTAGCGAGATTCAGCTTTTGCACGCTGGCGCGGACATCAAAAGGAAATTCCCGAAGAGATAAAAATGTCACACAGAAAACAGCAACGACCACAACAAATCGTAGAACGTTTCTCATGTTTCCTCAGTACGTATACCAGAAAAGCAGAGTGTCCGGGCCGATGGTCGCAGCGAGAGTAATCGTAGCCCCGGACAAAGTAAAGTCGGTCCCTTGAACCATCGGCGATACGTTTCTGAATCCGAGCACGAATATACCATTAGGCGTGTTTGCCAGCGTAAAAGTTGTGCCTGATCCGCTGGGAACTTCGCTGTTTGAGAATCTTAGGGCCGCACCGGACGGCAAATCGGCCGACACTAAGGATCGAAATGTCGGCTGCCCGGCACCACCTGAAGTAGGACCTGCGAAAACTAGGTTTGCCGATTCGTTCGATAGGCCGATGGTGAAAGCAATGGTGCCCGTGCTTGTAACCGGAGAACCTGTGACCGATTGCGTTAAGATTCCCGGCACCGCTAAAGTCGCGGCGACACTTGAAACCCCGCCGCCACTACCGCCCGGAATGTCGGCTGCTACAAGCGCCCTAAAAGTAGGTGCTGCCGCGCTCCCGGATGCCGGACCGGCCAGGACGTAATTCGCCGTCTGGGTTTCCCATGCAAGCGCGAGGGTTCCGGTAGAGGTGACAGGTGATCCGGTAACGCTGTATTGGACCGGGGCGGTGAGCGCTACGCTGACTCCGCTCGCACCTGAAGAAGCGATTCCCACATCCTGGTCTGGGTAAACTTGAGTAGCGATCGTCGGGCCATATTCTTGCACTGTGTAGAGGCCTGGGGTCGCGTAGAAGAACCAATGTCCGTTCCCGTCCGTCAGCGTCGGATTCGGGAGCGCCGATGTCGTCACCGTTCCGCCTGACACATACGTTCCAGGATTCGACAGGGAGATGACTGTTACATAATCTCCGTCTACTTCCGAGACGAGCCACGGCGCTGAAACCGTCGTGTTGTATCCCGAAGGGCTCGCGCCAGCGACGCCGATGTAAGACCCAGCCACAACGTCAGATGTAGGCGTAGCGCTAAAAGTGAAAACAATTTGCCCTCCGCTCCATGAAGCCGCCGTGATGGACGCCCCGTTTGAATTCCCGGACCCGTAGAGTGTCGCAAGCGGCGATCCAGGTTCCAATGAAGTGTTTGCTGGTTGGGTAAGGACGGCCACGGAAGCGCCTGGGACGGCTAGTCCTGTAGGCGTCTGAATCACCCCATCCATGCGCGCGAATGTCTCCGTAGACGGGCTTGACGATGCTATGACGACTGGCATTTAGAGTGACCCCACAACGGTTATAAGGTACTGTCCAGCACCCGTAGTCAATGTTCCCGAAGAAGGACTCACAGCCGCAATACGGGCATAAGTAGTTGTGGGCGTAAGGCCAGGACAATAAAAATCTAAACTACCGGTAGTCGTATCAATGACTGCGGGAGTCGTTCCTGTACCGCTTATGATCCCGATAAAAATACCGTACTGGTTTCCGGCAGTGAGAGTCGGCGGCGATCCGAACGTGAATATGATCACGCCTGTTATGGTTGATCCGAACGTGTAGGAATTGGTGGTCGCGAGAACGCTTGAAATGGTCGTTCCGCCAGTAACGTTCAAAATGGACCCGGCATAGACATCGCCGCTATTGCCGTACACGTTGGCGATGAGCCTATAAACGGTGATCGCTTGAAGGGCCGTGACAACAACTCCCTTTGTTGCAAAGGCGGTAGATGATTGATCCGGCGTGTAATTATTTGTAGATGTGAATGTCGGTACGGAGCTGATCGTACCGCTTGCGGCAATGGTCTGATTCGGCCAGCTCCCGGTAATCGTCACGTTGCTTCCCGATACGAGCGCCGGGCTTGCCGAACCGCTTCCGCCGTTCGCAACCGGCAGGATTCCAGATACGCCTGAAGTGAGTGGAATTGCCGGAATATCCGCCGCTACTAAAGACCGCACCGAGAGAGCACCGGACGATCCGTTCGGCGTTGCGAGTACTTCATTCTGAGTCAGGCCCGTCGTACCACTTACGGCCAATGTCCCGCTGGTTGTAATCGGTGAACCGGCCACCGTTAAATACGTCGGTGTTGTTAGCGCAACGCTGGTCACGGTTCCAGTCCCAGAACCTGCGGGGGCATTCACAAGCTGGTCGGTGAGGACAATCTGCCCGATGATTCCAGCGCCGTATAATTGAAGCGTGTATAGACCTTCAGCCACATAGCATTCGTAGTGGCCGAGGCTGTCCGCCGTCAGTGGATTGGTGATCGGGTCGGCCCCGGCGTTATCCGCATATGTGGTTGCGAGAGGGGAACCAGGCTGTGCTGATGTAGTCGCGGGCTGCGTAAGCACAGCGACAGCGCCGTTCGGGATGCACGCGCCCGTCTGTGATTGAATCCAGCCGTCAAGCCTGTAGTAGGTCGTCATTTACAGTTCTCGCAGATTACGCTATCGCCTTCTCTGGTGTAGCGTGCCACTACCCTCTTGCACTTCGAACAGGTCGCGAATCCTGTCACCTTGGCGACTGCCTGGTCCATCTTGGCCTGCACATGTTCCGCATGAAGGCGCGCATTCTCAGCGAGAAGCCGCTCGCGCTCCGATTCCAGCAGTTTTACATAGCTCGATTTGAACCAGGGCCACGGAATCATGTCCCTACCCCTTGCATCATCAATTGATTTGTCCCCGAAACCGCACCGGATGGCGTGTAGAAACTCGCGAGGTAGGCCACGTTGCCTCCCGCCGTCCCAGCATTCATCGTGGCGCTGTAGGTTCCCGTAGAGGTCACGCTGTAATCGCAAAATCCGGTGTAGGGATTGCTCACGTAGGTAATGCTCTCGCGTAATACTGAAAATGGAGGGCTGATTGACGCGATCTGGTTTGAAGCTACGAAGAAAGCGATCATCGTCTCCGTTGCGTGCGCCGTGGTAACTGAATTCGTCGTGATGCTCCCGCTCGTATTCCCGCTCAAAGCTCCCACCTGGTCGAGTGTCGTGATTCCAGAATATTCCCCGATGCAAATCTGCCCGAATCCTGAAACCGTCATCGTAACCGTGATCGAATCGCTGATACCGCCAAGGCAATTCGGCAGATACCATGCCGCGTCCACATGCCCGGTAAGGATGGATGCGCTTTGATAAAGCTGCTGCCACCCGGTATTGCTGCTCGCTATGCTCGCCGTGCCAGTTCCAGCGATGTCCAACTGGCAAATAAGCATATTCCCTACCGTGTTGTACGAGCCGAACGTCTGCGTGAACGCCGAATTGGTTCCGTATGCCGAGCTGACACCTTGAACGAAGCTCATTTTATTTGTTCTTTATATACTGAATAACGACATAGATCGATGACACGCTGGTTCCGCAAGTCAATGTCCACGCCGTGTTCGTGCTAGTGGCTACCAGCGGCGTCGGATACGATGTCGTGAGGCCGCCATTTGCCGCGAGCGCATAAATATAAGAATTCGTTCCGTCTCCCAACGTCACGATAAGAGCAGTAGCCGATGAATTCGTGATCGTCAAATGGGTTATGTCAGCATACACTCCGCTTCCGGCGGCAGTGACAACCGTAGTGCTGGAAGTGCTGGCCGTGATGGTCGTAGCTTGCTGGGCCGTCAAGTCGCGGATGCTATTGTGGAGAATGACCTGCCGCCCGAATTTATCAGCCATCGGAGCTACTAGATCGGTGACTGTGACCGCCGTAGGTAACGCACTCGCCGCAACAGCGCCTTGCAAAATGGCGTTGGCCGGAGGTGCGGCACCCGTCGCAGCATCGAAAGCCCCGCCAGCATTCCCTTCGACCTTCACGGCGTTGGTGACCGTCGTAAGAGTTGAAACGGTGGTCACCGTGCCAGAATCAATGACGGTGTGAAGGTTTGAACCCGTGGCCTGGACGACTGTGGCGTTCAGGCTAGCAGCGGTAGCCTGTGAAACGGTCGCCGAGACAGTGCCACTCACGGGTTGCGTTGTCTGCCAAAAAGTCCCCGATACTGGTTGAGTAGCTTGCCAGAATGTTCCTGAAACTGGTTGGGTTGCCTGGTAGAAAGTTCCCGTAACCGCAATAGAAGAATTTTCGACGGTAACAGGCAGCGGATTCGATGAACTGACGCCAACGAGGTTCCCGCCAGAGTTGAAGCCCGTGTAACCAGCATCGGCAGGAACGGCAGCGCCAGTAGCGGACGCGGCCGCGTTGCCGCTCGAACCGGCAGCTACATTGACCTTGAGGTTCCCCGATCCATCAATCAGCAAGGCCCGCAGATCGGTTCCGTCCGTGCCGCCAACTTGCACGGCTGTCGATGGGGCTGCTGATCCCGGAGTGCCGCTCGATGAAATGGAAACGGGCTGTACGGTAGTGCCTACCGGATCGATGCGAAGAGGGTTAGCATCTGTGCCGAGAGGATTGGTGCCGTCCGTAAGCTCTACGTACCACGACTCAGCGATAGTGCCCTGCGGGCCTTGTGTGACCGTGCCACCGCCCGTACCCCCCGATTGAACGGCGACATTTAGATTGCCGCTTCCATCGGCGGTAATATTCGAAAATCCGCAAGTGACCTTGGCATTCGCCACGGGGCTAGCTCTTCGCGCGGATCAGATATGCTTCGTAAGTGATCGTTCCGTCAAATGCCACGCTCGCGCCAAGGGCCGCTTCGTTAAAAACGGTGCCAGACGATGTGCCGGTCGTGAATATCTGTACCGTCTGATTCGCTGCGTTCCAGCGATATTCCCATCCCTTTGAAGAGGTGATTCTTACCTGGACCGGTGCCGACGAAGAGTTGTAGGCATCTATGCCGCTCATGAAATTAGCTGTCCCGGTTCCAGAATCCGAAGCTACCGCAATGGCATTCAGAACCGTAAACGATCCGCCGGTGGATGATGTCGGAGTAACCGTCACGAGATTAAACGTTCCATTGTTCCCGGCGTTCGTCATGCCAACGAGAACTACGGAGGTGCCCGCCGATAGCTGCGGGCCAGTCAGCGTGGTATAGGTAACCGTCATTACTCCACCGCTCACCGTTACAGCCGTAGCCGTGAATGTCTGCGGAATAAGCTGGCGGTTGCCGAATTGAATCTGTCCCACGCCCTCTGCTGTCTGCCCAGTTTGACCTGTTCCTGACAGGGCGTTCGGAGGCACGGGCACGGCGGTGAAAGTTCCTGCCGATGTCGAAGTCGTGACGATGTTGGCGACCGTGTAGGTGCCATCGTTCGTGTTGGATGCTGTGTTGTAGATGACGACGGTTTGACCGTTGTACATCTGCAAACCCTTGAGAGAACTGTAAGTCACAAGGCCAACGGCGGAGAACGCGGTCACTTCAAATGAGGTGCTGCCGATTCCGCCCGGAGTATATTCTGTCGAAGTGTCATTTTCGATCATCGGGCCGCGCACGCACACGAGATGCTGGAGTGCGGCGTCAAATCCTGCGGGATATGCAAATGCTTTGGGGCTAAGATATTTCGTTGCTGTATACGCCATGTTGGGTGCGCCTCCTCAGCGCATTGTTACTGTTTAGCCGCTCCTCGCGACTGTGGATGTTTTAGAACGGCAGACCGCCCGTTCCCCAATAACTTCCGCCGCCGTCCTGTCCGTAAGGCTTGCGCGTGTATTGAATCGATTGAGCCCGCCGCGTGTAGCGCCTCACGATGTACCGCATCTGCTTGTCGGAATCTGCTGCTAGAACCTGCAATCCCGGTGATCCGCGCGCGCGTGCGTAATTGTATGCTACGAGAGTCGCCAGTTGATTGACGCTTGCTAGAATTCCTATTTCCGTGTTCGCAAAGTTATCAGAGGCCGTAATGACAGCCTGCTGGGACTCGTAGCGGATTCTTAAATCCTCCGTAATGGTTGACCCGCACAGATAAAGCGCATCCCCGCGGTATTCCCAAACGCCTAGCCATTGACCCTGGAATTGCGAAGGCAAACCTTCTTGCGGCTGAGTCATGCGCTTAAATGGAAGGCCTGAGCCTGTCTGCCGTTCCCAGACTTTCTCAATCGTGCGCAGATCAGAAGGCAGGCACGGAAGCGGCACCATTTCTACGCCGTTGAAAAATCCTTGATAGCTTACAAACACTTGCACGGCCGGGTCCGGTGCAGGCAGGGCTGTGATCGGCGACAAGATGTAATTGTCTTTTATTAAAGTGATGACTCCGTTGTTGCGAATCTTGTCCTGAAGCTCTTCAAGGGCAGCATTGAGATATTCCGGCGTGAAAGCCGCGTTGTCCGTGAGAATCCTGCCGGCACCGCCGCGATATGAATCGTTCACAAAAGCGCGCGCGCGATTCATTACCTGCTCGACATTCGGGTAAGCGGTTTGTGGCGTTACACTCATGTTTTAAGCATCGCTAGCGAGTCGGCGGCGAGAGCGACCAGGAGAAGAAGCTCCGGGCCGCTAACCCGCCAGCGAAGATCGTTATTTCTTCTTTGCAAGATGCTCCGCTTGCGGCTCCATAATTCCCGCCGCGACCGCTTGATCGACCGTGCGCAAGCCGAGACTCAAGGCTTTTTCCCAATTGAGCGTTGCGGGGCATTTCGGGCACACAACCGCGACCATCGAAATACGCGATCCGCAGCCGGGGCATTCTTGCGTCGCCTTGTAAACCTGGTTCCACTCGAATTCCTGCCTGTAGTACTGAGCCGCGCGCCGGTGCGTGTTGCCGATCTGCTTCCGGCCCTGCTCACCGCTCATCCATAGTGTTTTTGCTTCGTCAATCAGACGATTGTAGTTCGCTTCCATGCGCGCAACTGCTGTCAGCACTTCCTCGTCCGTGGGAGTTTCGTTGAGCGTCCAGAACAGGCCCCAATGGTAAAGGTTCGTTCCTTCGTTCCCTGCCTGACCTGCACCCAGCTCGCGGACCGTTTTCCAATTCCCTTGTGGCTCGTCGGGATTGAGTGCATCTTGAGCGAGGAACTTACCGTCCACGCCGTACGATCCCATCTGCCCCGTGTGGATGTTGCGGTCGGGAATCTGCACCACATCCGAGATCAGGAAGGGCGCACTGTACATCTCGCCCGGCTTTTTGGCCTTGATGATGATCACCTTGCTCTTGTGGGCCGGGTTGAAACTCACCCACGGGCGTTCGATCTTCTGCTCGTAGTCGCTAACGTTGAAGATGCGCACGTAGAAAGACGGCGGCCGGGCGACGTTGGCATTGCCCATGAATACGAAGTCTGGGTTACTGTTCTGGTTCATGGTCCGCGTCATGCGCTCGGCATTCGGCGTCCCGGTAGAAATCGCTGCTGTAGGTGCTGGCATTCAGTTCTCTCCTGTTTTAATTTGGCTTCCCCTGGTAAAAGCCTCGTGCTGGCGGCAAGCGAAGTTTGTGTTTCCGCCACTCCTGTTCGATCTCAGCCATCTTGCGGTCGATCAAAGCCGTGCGATTCGCTATCTGTGCGTGTGATGTTGGGCCGTAGAAACTTGGCAGTTCGTCATAGAGACGGTCGGCAATGCGCTCCACGGCAAGAGAATTCTCATAGGCTTCCTGCTGTTCCCTGGCCGATTCAATCTCCATCGCTGACATTTCGAGCGTCTGAAAGATCAACGGGAAAGCGTGTTCGATGATCGACCAGTCGAGCGTTACCGTCTCGATATAGAGTTCCTTGGTGGCCGCGTCGTAATTCTTTGATTGAAACGTCACAAGGTCCGTGTAGTTTCCGAATTCCGGATACTCCATCATCACGTCGCCGGATTCAGGATCGCGGTTAAGAAAGTAGTAGTGGTCAGGCGTGCCGAATACCTCAGGCGGTTCCCAGCGCTGCAATATCCAGCATGGCTGGTTGTGCCCCAAAAGTACGCGGTCGTATTTTCCGTCCACCGTGAGCTGCACCTGCGTTTCCGTCTGTCCCCAGATGATGCGGAACAGCGGCTCGCCGAACCGATTCACGCCGAACAGATCGGTCAAGTGCTGCTGAAAATCTTCAGGGCACTCTAGGCGCTCGGATGGGCGTCGCACTTTTCCCTCAGATAAATCTGCTTCCAGTGCAGGAGAATATAGTTCTCGTCATCGATCGAAACATCTGTCCCGCCGTAGCGCGAGAAACGCACTCTGTCTCCCGCCTTCAGCTTGAACGGAATGTATCGGCCTTCCACCATTCGCCCTTCGCCGACTGCGACAACTTCACCGAGATTCGAGCGCAGCCGCGCAACCTGGGGCTTGTAGACTCCGCCCTTGGTAATTTCGTCGTCCGCTTCGATGCGCTTCACCAGAATCTGCTCTCCTAAACATTCGTAGTCCATGTGCTCTCCTGTTGTGAGGCGGTGCAACCTTAGCCACACCGCCCCGCAGTTTACACTAGATTGTAGGCTCGGCAGCATTGGTGACGTACACGCCAGCTTTCATATTGCTGTTGAACAGGTTCAAAGCTGCGTGGTAGTAGAAAATGCTGCTGGTGAGCCATCCGTTACCTGTCGGGTCTGGTACCGGCATCGAGGTGACTCCATTTCCGAAGTCATACAGACTTGGTTCCTTCATCTCGACAATGCCCCAGCTCGGCAAGCATAGCCCGTCGATACGCCCTGGTGACGCGTTATATCCGACAACGACTTCGCGTCCGCCGAACGTGGGGGTCATTTTCTTTTTCACCATGTCCAGTGCTTCATCGCCCTTCACGTCTTGCACGTTGGCGATGAGGACGTTCTGGTACAGGTTCGTGATCTGCAATTGCTGGCCCGGACCTGTGTACCAGATGAAGTCGTCCATCTCCTCGGCATCTTCGCCCAAGCCGCGTGCGATCAGAATCTCAGCGCGGTAAGGCACTGCCGGATTGACGGCGTTGTTGTTGAGGTTGATGTTCGGAGTCGAAAGACGGCTCGGATAGCTTGCGCGCGTGATGCCGAGCACGCTTCCAGTATTGCCGGTTACCTGGTACGTCTTGATTCCGGCAACCGAACCGCCTACCGCCCCGGAACTTCCAGCAACCATCAAGTAGTCGCCCGTTGTAGTGCCCGAAGGGAAAGTCGTGCTTGTCCAAATGGTCTGCGAAACACCGTCCACATAAGTGATGCGGAATGAGCCGCGAGCCGATCCCCCTTCAGACGGGAATACCTGCACGAGCTGCTGGTCCTGGAACTGGTTCGCATTGTTGAGACCGACGATGGATGAATAGTTCGCCGATCCCGCGGCGCCGCCCGCCGTGCCGCTATTGATCGTGGCAGTCGTGGGAATCTGGTCGAGCATCCCAGAACTGTCGCCCTGGAACAGCGCCTCAATGCCTCGCAAAAAAGTATCGAGCGAGTTCTTGAGTTCCTGCGCCCGCACCGCGATCATGCCGCGATTCTTTCCTGCCGTCGCAATCTGGGTCAAATAGGTAATCTCGCAACCGGAGAACAGGAAAATCGGAGCGATGTCGCCTGAAATCCAGAGCGATCCGGTACCGCGACCGAGAGAGTCCCCGTCTCCAGTGCCTTGCACGATGGCCGCACCCGACTGAATGCGCATCGGAACGCGGAATGCCGGACGCTGAGAGAGAGAGCCTGCTGTGTTGGGTGCCGCCGTGATATTTGCAGTGGGATAAGTCTTGGTGCCGTTCTTGATGCGGTTATAAAGCATCTTTCCCGAATAGACCACATCGGGAATCATCTTATTCCATGATTCTAATTCAATTCCCTGTACTGCTGCCTCTTGTAGAGGAGCCATGAGTCACACTCGTGCGTGATCTCATTCTCCGCGTCGCCCTCCTAGCGTGCGGCAATGGCCTCCGGGCCATCCCAGGACCGGACTTACATCTCTCCTTTCGCGCAAACAACTTTGTGCCTGCGCTTTAAGCTCACGGGAATCTTACGTGAGGTTTAACGTGGCCACGACCACGAGCGACCCCGTGAACGGGAATTATGCCGAACAGTATAGCGTATGAGTCAAGCCTACCACTTCCATTTCACGATTTTACCGGATTTCAGTGTTGCCTCTCCGGTCACACCGTCGCCCATATATCGCTGTCTGCCCTTGTCTTTTGACCAATCGATCTGATCAGCGGGTGGTTTTGTTCCAATACTTGGCTGATTCGTAGCTGCCGCAGTCGTTCTGCGCTGCCCGGAGCCGAATCCGCGCGATGCCCATTCATCACGCACGGCCCTGCCGGCCAATTGCTCCGTATGCTGCGAAACGAAGCGCACGATGTCGCGCGCGTTGCCTGCTTTCCTCAGTGACGCAAGTCTTTGCTGGTACGCGCTGTTTGTTTTCAGGCTCTCCGAGATGCGCGTGAAGATTCCGCTTGCGAGTCCCTTCTTTTGAGGCTCCGAAAGCTTGCGGGTGCGCAAATATGGGGCAATGGCTTTCGAGATGATGCCGTTCATGGAATTAGTGGCAGCGGAAGCCACTTCCTGCGTAAAAATGCGATCCTTCTCGGTCTGAATCTCCTGTTCTTTGCGGTTTAGCTCCTGTTCGCGCGGGTCTGGCTCGTCTTTCGGCTTAAGATTCGCCAATTGCTCTGTTTTGCGCGTCCAGTCGGCCAAATCGGCCACGAGTTCAAGAGCTTGCTTCTGTTTTCCGTCCGAGATCAGCTCGTGCAGGCGATTTATGCTGCCAGTAACGCCCGAATCCCGTAAAACCGATGTGGTTACGCCTGAGGCAGTGCGTGCGTAGGCTACAGGATCGATCTGGCGCATCTTCTCAAGGGCCAAGGGTGCCATTTTGACGAGTCCCTTGGGAAAATCACGTGCGAGGTCCTCAACAGCTTGCGGATCGCCCTGTGCCATAAGCGTTAGCTCTTTGGCATAGTCGCCAACCTCGCCGCGCATCTGTTCAATACCCTCAGGACCGCCGGCAGCGTCGATTAGATCGCGGGCCTGGACGGCTTCCTGCGGGGTTTTGAACGTTTGCCGGTAGGTGCGGTTGTCGAAATAGCTCTTGCGCAGCTCGTCGGCTAATTTAGGGTCCGTCTCGCGGAGCTTTTTGAGGCCTTTCTTGATCGATTCTTCCGGTAGGCGCTTAGTGAGATCGGTTTTGCCTTCAGTCTCTTCGGCTAATTCATCCTCGATAGGCTCGTCGGTGGTTTCCTCTGTAAGCTCTTCAACTACACCGTCGTCGGAAGGCTCATCGACTACGACACCGGTGTCAGCGTCTCCGCCGCCAGCATCGCCTCCGGTATCGGCAACCACATCCGCACCGGGAGTCACAACAGCCGAGGCAAAGAACAGCGGAAGGAACTGCGTCAGCTTCCAAAAGAGGCTATTCATGTTTCATTTCTCCTGTTTACTGCACGATCCCGCCAGCCGGGTGCTTTTCTACCGCGTCGGCAATCTCCTGAGCCTTGAAGTCTGCTGCGTTGGCCTTGATACCCGCTGCATTCGCTGCTTCAGCCGCTTCCGTGGCCGGAAGGTCTTTGAGGTTGATGCTCACACTGGGTGGCTTCTTCATCTGCGGCGGGGCCATGGCAGCCTTTTGAGCCATCGCCGCCTGATGCTCCTGGCAGTGCAACTCAAGATTGGCGTATCCTGCCTGCTCTTCAGGCGTTCCGTTGACCATCTCCCGGCCCTTGGGAGAGTTTAGAATCTTGATTCCGACCGCTAGTTCGGTCGCGTCGTCATCGAACATTCGAACAGGCACGGATGAAACCATGGGAGGGAGAGAGGCGAGTTGCTGCTTGATTTGCTGCACCTGTTGCGTGATTTGCGGGTCAACCTGCCCTTGTTGGGCTACTTGTAAGCCGGTTTGAGCCAATTGCGCGAGCTGTGTCTTTAACGCATCAATCTTGGGATTCGGTGTCGGAGCGCCCTTCAAGAGCAACGAAGCCTCGCCGAGCTGCTTATCCCGGGCCGCGATCTGCGGTATGTAGAAATCCCTCAGCCCCAAGGCTTCCTTGAAAAGTTCAAGGTTGTCAGGGGTGTAAACTAATTCACCAATCTGCGGGTTTGTGGCGGCGTCGGCAAAGAGCTTTTGAAGCTGGTTGGTCTTTTGCGTGTAGCTGACCGGGATATTCTCGTCTACCTCTGGATATGCAAAGAAGTTCCCTTTGAGGTGCTCCATTTCGATAGTAACCGCTTCACTGCCGGTGATCGTGATGGCCCCGTCGTGGTTCCTGCCCAAAAGCTGAATCGCCTGCTGCTTTACCTTGGCAATCGCTTCCTTGATGCGCCTCCACGGCAGGCTGATACGGCCGATTGCCTGATCCCGCTGCACGATCATCCCGCCCATCGTGTCGGTAGCGGAGGAATCTCCAGCACCTGACAGGGCATCCACGGCTCCACATAGAAGCTGCGATAGCGGCCCTTGGAACCATTGGATAAACTCAGTAAGTTGCTCCGGGAAGGCGAGCGGCGTTTCCTCCCAGATCACCTGATCCATTGTCACGCCCGGTTCGCGGTCGAAGGGATGCACCTGATTGGGTATATTCACCTGATTCCGCATGGCCTCAACGTTGAACATCTCGTTGTCCATCCACTTGTTGGGGACACCGCGGATAAAATAATCGTTGGCCAGCTCGAGCCAGTTGTTGAACACTTCCTGCACGGGCACGAGCCAGTCGCCCAAGCCGGGCCGGTGCGCGCCATCCCCTGACTTTGCGAATACGAGCACTACCTGATCGTCCATCGTGGCATCGTAGGCTTCGCAGTAGGTTTCGCCGCAAAACGTCACGTAGAGGCCTTTCTTGCACTTCTGCATGATGCTGTCGCGCAATTCTGGTTTCTTGATCTCTAGCAGCGCCGCTGGACGCAGGAAGGTCTTGGACTCGGTTACGTCGTGAATCTGCATATCCGTGGTGTTGTAATTATCCATCACGCCCAGGCGCACGTTGATACGTGCCAGCCGGTCGATATCGTCTCCGCCTGGACCACCAGAGGCAGGCTTGAGCTGTTCGGCCACATCGGGATACTTGGCCTTGGCTATTTCGAGCGGAATCTCTTTGTTGCGCTGCGCGTAAGGGCATTCAGCGAGACAATCCGCTTTGATCGGCAGCTTCCATTCCAGCGCCCCTTCAACCCTGATTACTTCGTGCCCTTTAGGCTTGCCCTGTAACGCTTCGCTATCTTCCTCGCCGCTGTCGCCGTCTTGCTCGGCGTTCTCTTCGCTGGCTTCATCCTGCATTCCCTCTTCCGCGCTGATCTGCGCCTCATCTTCAGGCACCGCACCTTCAACGTCGTCCTCCGGTTCGTAGCCGCATTGCTGCCCGTCGAGTTCGTAGGTGCTGAAGAAAATAGCCCGGCCGTCCGTGAACAGGTACCGCGCCATTTCCTCCATCTTGGCTTTCATGGCGTTGTCGCGGTCGATCTTGTCGTCAAGCTTGTCTGCGGCATTGGCTGCCGTGATGTCGATGTCGTTATTGGCATCGACCGGCCCGAACTTTACCGGCACATTCTCACGAGTGAGCACGGACTCAATGATGTCGCCATAGGAGTTGTAAATATTGACGATGAACATCGAGCGGGAGTCGGGGTCTTGCGGGTTATAGCCGGAACCTACGGGAGGCAGCTGCCAGCCGCCGTTGCGCTGAGGAAGGAGATGCTGAAAGCCGCGATCGTACAGGCGCTTCTTCCAATCGAGGATTATTTCCTCGCGGCGGGCGGACATGTCGCGATTGGACAGCTCGCGGCAGAGTTCCTTGATCGCTCCCTGCTCTTCTTCTGAAAACTCTAGCTTGCCTTTTTTGTAATGCTCAACCCCAATCAGGACGCCCGGCTCGTACTTCGGCACAGGGTCTTGTTTGGTTGCGTCACCGCCAGTTACCTGATCAGCCATCTAGTGTTTTGCGGACTCAAAAGCCAAGGCGAGGCGCGCACGACGCCCCACCTTACCGGATGCGTGCTTCTTTTCCTCTGCAAACTCGTGCGTGGATTTGCCAGCGCGCTCAGCGGCCGCCTTGAATACTCCCTTAGTGCCGCGCTTGGCTATTCCCTTGTTTACGGATTGCATCCAGTGCCCAGCCAATGCTCGCCTCCTAGTAGATGCGTTCCAGGATAGCCGACACCGCAACCGCCCCGGCAGTCGGGTTCCCGGTTGTCGCAACTCCGGTGATCGTGATAGCTGCCGTGCCATTCGAGCGGAAGGTGTAGGTGTTTTCAATCTTCCCTCCAGCAGTCACCGCCGACAGCGCGTTTGTTACCGTCTCCGCCGTGTCATCGTCGGTAAAGCCGAGGGTCAGGCCAGCAGCTGAGATGGAGTTGCCGGTAAGCGAAGTTGTCACCACCGCATACAGGTTTAGGCGGTAGGTCCCGGCAGGAGCTGTCGATGCGGCGAGCGTCGCAATAACCACTCCGGCCGTAGTGAACTGCCCGAAGGCCTGTGACCCGCTGGTAGCGCCGACAACTGTAGGGCCGAATGGAGCCGCGTTCCAGGTGTTTGACACTGAATCGTAAATGTAACTGTAGGTTACATCCGATCCTGACGCGGGCGCTTGCCCGACACTCGTGACGTTTCCGCCGATCAATGAGCCGGTTGAGGTTTGCTGGTAGGTGACCGTAAGCTTCTGGCCGTCCACCGCGTTTGTGAAGTTCACCGTTGTGCTGGTTGCATCCGTGAGGACTAATCGCAGGAATGCCACACCGCTGACGTTGTTTGTGCTTGTTGAGGCCACCTATACCACCTCCTCCGCTCTTGCGGAAATGGAATGCGGTCCTAAGACCGTTTCGTGCGTTGTACCGCTCGTTTCAGTGCTGAACTGCCCTTCTTCGCGTGCGCCATGCTCGGGTCAGCATGTAATTCACCGAGCATCTTCTCCCGCTGCGTGCCGCTGAGCGGAGAACCTTTGGAAAGCAAATAACGTGTCTGTTTAGGCGTCCACGGCACTTGGAATCTCGATCTTTTCCCAACGAGAGCCCACGCCCCAACTAATGGCTCTTTCGGAGGCATCTTCGCTTAACCATCTCGCATCACCTGACGCGACTCGAATGGCTAGCATCCCCTCTTTCGCATGAATCACAAGTGGACGACCTGGATATTGGCGCCCCATTTCTTGTAACTTCGTTATAAGTTCATCGGCCGTCATTTCGCCTCGAATCTCACGCACCATGCGAGCGCGCCTATCGGGCTTTTCACGCCCTTGCACCGTGGCGGCTGAGCCTTGATGTAGTTCTCGCAGATGTGGCAATACTGGCCTTCGTGCTTCGTCGGGCTTTCGTAATGCACCTCGGCGTGCGTAAGTTTCTGATCGTCCGTCTTCTCAGGCACGAAGTGGGGAGCGCTTCCGCTCTGATCGATTTGAAACTGTTCCGCCATCTAGGCCATTGTCGGAATCGACGGTGCTTGCATCGCTGCGTGTTCGTCGCCATCCGGTTCGGCATGCTCTTCGGGCTGCTCACCGAACGCCATGGAAACGTGATTGCGCGCTGAATGCGCGTCGTGGTGCTTCGACTTGTGCACGTGCCCGTCCTCGTGATGACTGTGAATCTCAACGTGCTCGGCAGGGCCATGCTCCGATACCACGTCCTGCATGTTCTCTTCTTGGTGCTCGCCTTCAGGTTCAGGCTTGACTTTTGGCCCTTTAGGTTCGGAACGCGATGAGTCGTAGTGCTTGCCTTGTTCGTGATTCCCAAAAGCTTTCCCATCGTTCGCGGTGTACATCAATTCCTCGCTTTGGCCTGTTCGGCCTCAATTTCTTTCTTGATCTTCTCGCTGTTCTCCTGCTGCACTTGTGCCCAGCTCTTGCGTCCCGATGGCCGTACGTCGATAGGCTTGCGCTCGCGCTGCACCTGATTCGGCAGCAGTAGTAGTTCCAGTCTGTCGCACCTTGAGCGGAAATAATCACGCACGTGGCGGCATTCGTCAAGGTCAGACTTGAGTTGCTCGATGTAAAGGTTGCGTGTTGAGACACCAAAGAGGGATTCGAGGAAGGCTACGATGCGCCCTTTCATCGCCGCCCCTGTTGCTGCGCCATCCAGCGCGGCACAATCTTCTGCCGGATGGGCTTCGACCGTTCTTCCTGTTTGAGCATGTGCTGGTAGCTGTATATCATGCGTGCGGTTGGGTCTGCAATGGATTCCGTCTTTTCGCGCAGCTTTACCTCTTCCGGCTTGTTCTTTTCCTTGAGCATCGATACCAAACCGTACCGCGCGCAGTCGTAGGCGTCGTCCCACTCGTCATCGACCTTCAGCACGTCCTCGCGTATCTTGTCGTTGCGCACGCGTGTCTCAAGAGATTGGATCAAGATCGGGCAGCTATCGAGAATCACCCAATCCCCTGATTCGATTAGGTTGTACATGAACACCGCGCCATCGACGCGAGCGTCGGTAGCTTTGTAGCACAGCGGCAATTGGTGCTGCCGCATCAGGAAGGTAATCTCATCGGCGATCAGGTGGGCAGGGTCGTGCTCGTTGCGCCTGAAGCGATCAGGCGAGAGAAAGCAGAACTTGAGCGTTGCGCGTTCTTCCTTTGGCGTGTTGTCGGCAATGATGGTCACGCCCTCTTTATAGCTTACTTCCTTCATGAGCAATTCACGGTAGGTCAGCACACGCGGCTTGAATTGCCCATCGATCGGATCGCGGATTCGCACACGGGTATGCCAGTGAACGCACCAGAAATGTGCTAAGCCCCAGTCCATCGACATCCAGCGCGGTTGCCAGGCCTCGAACTGAATATCCTCATGATCTCTGGGCAGAGAACGGACGTTGCGGTCCCAGGTGAAGTTCGAGAAGTAAGCGCCTGTCTTTGAGTCGAGGTCGCCTTCGAGAGCTGTCTTGCGCATGTCAGGCGGAAGCTTCTGGAGCTTGGCTATGTAGTCAGGGTCCTTCTCAAGCTGCGCGGGGTTGTCGAGTACCGTCGAATGCACGAAGAAGTAGTCCTTCGGCTCATAGATGCACTCCTGCTTGCCCTTGATCTCCTGATAGTACCTGCCGGCGGAATCGTGCGTCGTCTCGCCCATCTGCGATACGGGCTTATGTTCGATCCACAGCTTGCGTATCCAGCCATAACCAGGGCCGAGAGGGTTCGTTGCACCGGCCATGCGGCAGATAGGCCAGTACCCATCGACGGATGGCTTGCATTCCCTGTTTACGCGATTCCGGGATGAAAGGAACGACCAGGCGTTGTAGCTGAATTGGCCCAGCTCGTCTATCCCGATGAACACAAAGGCGGATGAGAGGTATTGGGACAGCGTGCGTTCCGAGCCGTTCTGCAAGTGGCCGAAAAAGATATGCGAATCAGAGCCTGAGTTGTTTACGTTTGGGAAGGTCACTACGTGCTTCTGATCGTTGTAGCGGTACAGCTCCCCGGGCACCATGGCCTTGAAGTCGAGGATTAGTCCCTTTTCAAGCTCGGGGAAGTCACGTCTCAGCAGCAGGCAACTTGCGCCAGGATACTCGAAACTGACGTATAGGGACTCACCAAGGAGAAACGCAGACTTGCCTGACCCGTTACCACCGATCGCCAGTAGATTCTTGGCTGAATTGGTATGAAGCTGTCGCTGCTTAGGATATGGCTCATAGATTGTGTCAAGGTCGAGTGCTCCGTTGGCATCAAGCTGAAGGGCTGGCATGTAAGGGAACTCTAAATTCCTTTTCGAACGCCCACGGCCTAGGAAACTTATCTCGTAGAGCAATGAACGGCAAATCTGGAGCAAAAACTACATTGGGTATCTCATGCGCCCATTTCTCAAGCTCGACACCGAATACTATCTCGGAAGGGAATGAGAATACCCGAAAGGGCCATGTCCGCACGGCCGCGGATGCCAATAGCCCGCCGATGAATTGCCTACGACGCATCGCTACTTACCTCAACCCGCTCTGGCCTGTTCGCTCCGTTGATGATCACCACCTTGACGCCCAGGTTGCTGCCTGATTCCTTCTCTTTGATCATGCCCTTCATGCGAGCGATGAGGCCGATGGCGTTCATGCGCGCTGTCCATGCTTCTACCTTGCGTTCGTCTGAAAATCGGCCCTCAAACGTTGCAAGTTGAGTCTGCTCAGCACGCATCGCAGGTATAACGTGTTGCTGCAGGAAGGCGTCATCGTCTAACCCGTTACGCACGAACAGGTCAGGGTCTTTATCCTCAATACATTTCAATGCTTGCCCAGCGGATTGAGAAGGATTCTTGTCGCTGTAACCTGCTGATAATGCAGCATCTTTAAGGCTCATGCCTTCGACCACGCCCTTGAGTAGCTTCTTCTCTTTGAGTGTAAGCTTTTTACGTGGCATCACTTAAGTCCTAAAACAATCCCACATACGGCCATGCAACGACCTGTGCGCCAAGGGTAGGGGCGGTAATTGTACTATTCAAAACTCCGCCGGAAGTCGTTCCCGTCGATCCTCCCGGCGACGAACCGTTGGCGAAGAGTGCGAGATTTGTACTTAAGGTTGAACCGCCCATAATTATCGTTGGAACCGCCGTGCTCGATGTGATAGCAAAACAGTACCATCCTGGAGTCATATTAACCGCCGCAGTCAAGGCAAGGTTTTGAACTCCGGTGCCTATGGTGTTTCCAGTTGTGGCCCCTATGTGAGCGACTAACGGGACGTTCGTAGCGCCGCTATTGCAGCCTGGTCCGTAAAGTCCAAAATCGTAGAGGTCTGACGAAGCATCGGCGGTCGTGACATCGAATACGAGGTGGCCCACCACCAGTGAACTGACAGGATTCGTAACGTAGATGGAATATAGCTTGGTTGCATTCTGCGCGGGTGCCGCCGTCGTCGCATTCGTTCGAGATACTTGCTCGGAGACATAAAAATAGTTGGCGGTCACATTTTGCACGTAAGCTGTCGTCGCGATCTTCGTTGAATTGTCGGTGCTTACGGGTGTTGGAGCATTCACCCCGCACGTTCCTTTGCAGCCAAGAGTCAGCGAAGTATTGGTGTCGGTCGAATAACCCTCAATCGTAATAGAGTCTGACGCTGAGAGAAAACGCGCCCACCCCCACGTTCCAGTCAAGTCGGCAGGCTCAATGTCAATCGTGTTAGCTGCCGATTCGCCCTGAACTGCCGGACCACCATTACCGTCCGTCGTGAGCGAAACGCCGTTAGCTTGGTTGTCGCTGAAGAGCCATATCTGCGTCGTCGCCGTAGTGGAAGAAACGCACATACCAGGGAAATTTTGCCCACAATTCGCAGCGCCCATTTGAACCAACTGGATTCCGGTAGCTACGGTGGTCGAGAGTGTTCCGCTGAAGTTGGGGCTGATATGGATCAGTCCGGTTCCCGCGCTGCACATGTTGTTGCCGCCGGGAAGCGCGGCGCAAGCCCCATCGACAGTGAGTTTCGCCGTGCCCCATGAAAGCCCATCGTTTGAGTCGCTACCGTTGTTTGAGACGTAAAGGATCGTGTCTGATGTCGCGGGTTTTTGCGCAATCACCCCAGCCACCGCGATGCCGGGGTTAGGATAGGTTCCCGAAAGAACTCCGCCTGCATTGCCGGTAGGACCGGAAGAACTGGCTATCGCCGTCCACGTACACGACGTGCCTGCCACGGTCGAATCGTAGAGAACAGCTGTATCGGTTGCATAATAAAACTGCCCTGTATTAGCACAGAATGTGGGGCGATTGGCGATTAGCCCTACAGAGAGAGGCTGAGGATAAACTTGCGCATCAAGCGAAGGAATAAAAACCAAAAACAGCGATGCGATAAACAGCGCCCACTTCATCAGCGAACCGTGATCCCGGCAGCTATTCCGGGAGTCGTACCTCCGCTGCCGCTGGCCTGAATGCGGTAGAACAAATAGTTGATGTTGCCGACGGATCGGGACTCACCAGCCGTATTCGTGCTCGAATCAACCGTAGTGTAGAAAGCATCTGAGTCCACGTCAGAGCCTTGAAGATTCACTGTCACGCCGCTAGGGCCGCCTGTGTAGCTCGTGAACCAGCTGATGCCCTTCTGTCCCTCGATTGCCAGTTGCCCGGAACTTACCGCGAATTGCTGACCTGCCGTCGCCGATCCTGGCAGCGTGTCGTAAGTGATCGGCGGAGTCACTATCGCCATCCCTGAATCAGTCGTGGTCGAGATGTTGGAACTTGTCAGTGCGTACGTCAACGTCCCTGCCCCTGTCGTCGTGCTGATCCCCGATACTGAAGCTAACGCGATATTGGTCACGTTGAAATTCGGAGCACCTCCAGAAGTAGCCGTCTGTGTTCCCTGCACGGATATGAGAGCGCCAACGACCGGCACAGGCCCTTCAAGAATTTGCACTGTGAGCGTAGCGACATTTGATGTAATCGCCACAGCGGATATGGACATGCGGGTCCCTGGATTATGAGTATCAAACTTTCCGTAGGAATAGCCGATCACACCCGGGAGCAGGGATGGGCGTATCTGGAATGGGCTGGAAATATAGGACGGCACGTAAGTCTTTTAAAACAACAGACAGCGGATTGCAAGCACTTTTTGCAGGAGTTGCCACATCAGTGACCGGCCTCGCGCGCGGCGGCTTCTTTAATGCGGTACTCAGCCGTTATCGGATATGGAAACGTGGCCTTCATCCTGGCTAAGTCTTTGATCTTGGCCTTTGCGGCTTCAGCAGTATCGAATTCTCCAAAAGCAGATTCGACCCACGATGCGGACGTCCAGTGATCCCCGTATAAGCGCATTTCTATGACGAATCGCTCCATGCGCGGCTTCTTGCTATGTGCGGCCCGGGTCACGGCTGGCGCGCCATTTCTTGAAACAAGTCCACGAAGGCTTGCTCAAGTTGTTGGAGCGTCACGTAGTAATTGTTCTTCTCGCCGACCACCTGATTGTTCTTGTGCGCTAAGCCAGAGAGCCGCGCATAAACGGCCAACCCTATCGCAGTTCCAGCCTCCGCTTTCTCACGGGCAACGATTGCATTTTTCTGCGCCTTCAAGTTGTCGTACTCGCTCATCCCTCGCTCCTATGTGCGGCCCGCGCGGCTTCACGCGCTTCTACGAGACCGCACGGCTTGTCATGGTCGATCTCCGTTCCGCCCCATGTGCAAGCGGCATTGTAGGCGTGCTCGACAGCTCTCTTCTGACAGGAATCGCACGCGATGATGTTGCCGAATCTGCGCATGCCGCGATTCTCCGTGCAGTCACGGCCTCCGCATAAATCACACATCCTGTGCTGGCATTTCATGTTCCTTGCTCCCCTCTGTGGCGCGCTCTAAATGGCGTTCTGATACCCACCAAGTGCGGTTATCCGACCGCTGATAAATCCATCCATCGAATAAATCGAACACCCTATCGACGATTACAAATCTCTCTTTTGGACTGCGGCGGTCAACGCACTTGTCGCCAATCTCAAAGAGAGGATTATCGGGGTTCACTGCCATCTTCTGCCTCCGTGGCGCTGCCGGGTGACGCGGGCGGCTGCAACAAAGCCATCAGTTTCTCAGCGCACTCTCGCAGAACCGTGCCTCTATGTTCCTGATTATAGAAGTTAATATCACCATGCATCCATTCGCTAGCCAGCTTCGCACACTCCCCGATCACTTCCTTGCGCACGGTATCGCGGTAGGTGGCGAGCAGGGCGTCAACTCCCTCCTCCCATTCAAGAGGTGAGCCGCGTAGCACGTCGATAATCTGTAGCCGCAACTCCCGCTCGCGCTCCGTAACCTGTGGGTGGGTGGTGGTCATTGAATTTCCGTAATCACAAATCCGAATGTATCCATGATTTTTTCAAGGGCCGAACGGATATGCTTCATGCTGCATTGCGTGCCATCAGCTAAAGAAGCTGCGGTCCCGTCGTCGGGATGATGTTGAATGGAGCGTACAAACTCCCAGAGTGCAGATACTACGCGCTCCTGTTTTTCGACGCTGCGGCGTACAGACACAATTTTGCCATTGCTAACGACTAACTTACTGCTTCCCTTGCGCCTCACCTGTGGCTCAGGCATGTGGTTGCCTCCCGCTCAGTCTGCAATTTCGTGTTCGCAAAGTATTCTCTCTATCGGCCAATCATCATCGCGCACGACGTAGAATCTAGTGGCATCACATCCGGCGGCGCGATATTGTTGCAAGGTCCAGAAAGTCGGTGTCGCCTCGCACGCTTCGTGGACTGCTTCTAGGGCTTCGTTAATCTGTTCAGGTGTCGCGCTTCCTCCAAGCAAGCTTGGATGGGCTATGCGCAATTTAACCTTCTCCCACCTGCGCTCCGCTCCATTCTGCGTCGTCACCGGGGTGCTCACAGAAAATCTTCTTCTACTTCGTAAGTCATAACCATATCAGCCCTTCTTTCTAATTCACGCTTCACGATCTCAATGGCCACACTCGGGCGATAAGCGTTGGGATGGGCAGCCAAGGAAACAGCATGATGCTCCACGCTGCCATCCTTGTAGCGTACGACAACGTTTATAAATTGGGCGGGCATCGTCACTTCGGGCCTCCGGACTGCGCGGCGCGGATTTCTGCCATCGCGTCCATGAGTTTAATTTCCATTTGCTGCTTCCACAATTTCGGCAGGGACGGATGGTTGGCTTCGTCTATTTGGGAGATTAACTCGGTCAACAATTCCTCTAGCGCGTTGAATTCGTTGCTCACTTCACGTCTCCGGGCTGCGCGGCGCGCCTCAGATCAGCAACGCATGTGTCTACTTGTCGATTCTGTGCGGCCGTCTCATAGTCGCCGTGGTTGTCACCCTCGTATTCTCTGAATGCGTATGTTGGGTGTGGCTCCCACTTCTTTGCTAAGTCATCGACTATTTTGCAGAACTCTTCTCGCACTGCTTCGCACAGCCCGCAAACACAGCCATCCGAAACTCCAGCCTTGATGTGCGCGATGTCGGTCAATTCTTTCTGCCTGAGAGCTGCGTTGAAATAGGAAATGCTGCGATCAGAATCGTGGCAAGAACAATCGCACGCACCTTGGACATTTTCACAAAGAAAACACTTGCGAAAGTGACTCACTTCACGCCCTCCTTTTTAGGATTCGCAACTTCTGACGCTATTTTCGGTACTGCGGATCACGCGCCAATTGCGTTTCTAGTGCCTCTCTCTCGGCGGCTCGTCTTGCTATTTCGGAGTCCGCTTCCGGTGATGCAACTTCTGGCGCTTCCGGCTCGATGAAGCATCGGCTAATTTCTTCGAGCTTTCCCAAATTGAGTCGGTCGATGTCGCGCTGGTCCAGTTCAATGAACGTGCTGCGAAAAGATGGCGAGTCGTTCGCATGGATCAGTGGAGCATCATCACGAATTATGATTCGCAAAATCCTAGAATATTTCACTGGGAGTCTCCTTCTGACGCGCCGGGGAACTCAGCGCCGATCCCGCCGCTTGTCTCGATCACGTGCATCTGCTCGGCCCATGCCCAGCCGGCCGTTCGCTTGCCGTCGAGGATGCGCTGGGCTTCCTCACGCGTGGCGTAGTCGCTGCCGTAGCCGCACGCCCTGCCGGGCTTCCATGCGATGGCGAAGCTCATTGCGCGTACCCGTCTGCTCGTTGCAGTCGTCCCATCGACTCCTTGAACAGGAAGCCGTCCTTTACCGCCTTGATCCATTGCTCGCGCCACTGCTTGCGGTAATAGTCCGCGTCGATGATCTGCTGCTCCGCGAAGGGAATCGCGTCCCACTCCGCGCGTGTGTACTTTCCGTAGATGAGTGCGTGTTTCATGGTTTCTCCTTTGGGGCTTCTGGCGGCTGGGACAGGGCGTCGCGGAGGAGGGAGGCGGCGTCATTGGGAGGCTTGCCAGCATATTCGCAGGGCCACGGAACACCACACACGACGCAATACCCATGCAGCTTTCCATTAACCGGATCATGTTCAGTTCCGCAACACGCTCGATGCGCTGTAAGTTGGGCAACACGCTCTGATAAATCAGAGAAAACTTCACTCGGAACTTCTGGTGATGGTTCCCGTTTGTAGCCAGGACACAAGTGGCAATTTGGAGACGGCTTCACGTGTAAATGGTGAGTTAGCCAGTCTCCCTGCGGGCGCTCCTGCTGTTCTGGTTGCGGGGCGGAGGCAGGAGAAGATTCTAATTGGCACTTCGCTTCATTCCAGTCCCAATGCTGGCCGGTGAATCGAAAGCAGACCTCTTCCAATGCAAGGATAGCGCCTGATCTAAATGGCTCCGCCATGCGATCCGCGACCTTTGCGGTCTCAAAAACACAGCGCGATAACCTTTTCCCGAATCGGTCATAAGCATCACTGCCGTCAGGCTCAATTTGATCCATAATAAAATCCACTAGCTCCCCTGCATAGGGGTCTGAACTGACAAGCGATTGGTAATTCTTGCGCGAGTCATAGTTTTTAAGCCATTCCCGGCACTTATCTAGCAGTTGGTCGCTCATCGCCCTATACCTTCTCCGGCGCGTAGATGCTGATGGTGGTCTGCTTGGCCTTGCTGCGCGATTGCGTGACGGTTAAGTCGATGAATTCGTTGGAGTCATCCGCGAGGAAACCGAGGCGCACGAGAGCGTCCAAGGGCAACTTCGCTGCTGAGTAAAGATTGTCCTTGTCAAAGAGTTGCGCGTGCTCGATGTGAATCTCGACCTTCAACCTATTGCGTCCTGCCGCCCATTCATAAACGGCCGTTCTGCTTTCACCATTAACAGAGTAAAATATCAATGTTTTCCAAGCGTCTAGTTCTCTCATGCGCTTGCGGTAATGCATTCTCAGGAGGCGATTTGCTGAGGGCGGCACTACCGGGATGATGCGCTTCACGCACGCCAGTTTAGCGCCGCTCACGTCAATGTCCTCAGGAGTCACGATGCAGGGTATCCCTTCTCGCTCTGCGGCTTGCCCCACGCGCCGCATCAGTTGGTTTCCGGTAGGCATGGGTCACGCACGCTTCGCCTTTGGCATGAAGAGTCTCGCGAAATAGCCTTTGTCTCTTAGCTCTCCAACTTTATAGAGGGCTGCTCCATACGAGGTGCATTCCTCAACGTGGTCAACTCCGTCTTTCGGATCGGCCCATTGCACTTTGTATTGTAGGTTCATTGCGCCTTCTTTCTCCCGTGCTGTTCGCGTTCACCACAAGGTGCTCTTTAATGGCTTCGCTGATAACCCTCATGATGAAACAGCCGCGCTCTTCGGCTTCCTTGCGCACGGCGTTCATCAGGTGAGTGGGAATCTTTACGCTCTCAGTCTTCATGGCGGTATTCTACTACAGTGGGATATGGTGTCAAGACCCAGTACTTGATTTCTTTTGCCTGCGCTCATACCGTTCCCGGTCCAAGGCGGCTTCCCGCTGGTTGCGCGCGAGTTCACGGGCCAGCATGCGTGCCGATATGCCGCTGCTGTGAAAGTCCGGCCCGGCTCCTACATTGGCCTCGGCTCGCACGGCAGCTTCTTTTTGCATGTCCTGAGCCTGCCTGTTTGCTACTTTCCGCATCCAATTGACTAGGAAGCGCATTTTCTTTCGAGGTCGCTTGCTGCGCGGGGCGATGATGAGCCATGAATCGGCTAAGCGGTATTCCCGCATCACGTCCACGTCACAGAATAGCTGCGAGAGACGTGCGTGCATCGACTCCGGCACCGCCAGCTTAAAGCCTTGGTAGGCCAACGGCTCAGGCAGCAGTTCTTGTTGCACGGATATGCTCCATGGCGTGACGCCCAATGTACTCCGCGTACGCCGGCGGGATTGACTGTGATAGCTCCCTGCGATTCATCCAATCAATGCCCATTGCTTTGCGCTTTTCATCTTGGGTGAAATCCTTCAAGCCATTGGCAAATCGTTTCTTGCGCGCCCAGCTAGGAGTTCCGTCACCACACACGGTAACCGGAAACTTAGGATGAGAGCAGCTTGGTAAAAGGCTGAAAAATGGGTATCCGAATTCGAAGCAACGATGCCTAACCACGTCCAAACCGAATACCGACCCACATAAAACCAGATCAACTCGTAGTGGGGAGAACGGAACGTTTTCAATTACATATGGAATGAGTGATTCTTTCAATCGATCGCGCGTCACCGCTACTAAATCAGCGTATACTTTACCTTCACCACGATGCCTGCGCGAGGCCACGCTGTACGCTTGGCATGGCGGCGATGCCCAAATGAAATCAAACCCATCCAGCGGATACCTTGTAGCGTCAGCGATGCGAAAGCAGTCTCCTACGTAGCGCGGCTGATTGTTGATGTCCACACCCGTTACATGGAACCCCGCTCGCATGAGTCCCATCGTGGCCCCGCCGGCCCCGCAGAACAGGTCCAAGGCTCGCGGTCGCGGCTTAGGGATGAGAGGGGGCTGAGTGCTCACGGCTCCTGATCCATCTCGCGCTCGTCCTCGTAGACTTCGCGCCAATAGTCATCATCAAATTCATAACCGTCGCATTCTCTATTGCGGTAATGCGTGCAGCACATCTGTTCATCGCTGTCATCAAAGCACAGATCGTCTATGTCTCCGCCGCAATAGCATAAGACCCCGCACTCTGGGCATGAATGTGCCATTGTCTCGCTCCTCTCACGCCAAATCCCCGCACGTCTCAGGTGGGAACAGAACTTCTTGGCTGAGACGCTTCGCTGCTATCTCGCAGTACGGCTCTTCTATTTCTATGCCAATAGCCTCACGGCGTTCTATTTTTGCGGCTTCTAGTGTGGCTCCGCTCCCCATGAATGGGTCGAGAACACTTTCCCCGATTCTACTCGATGACTCGACTAACTCGCACAGAAGGGCGACTGGTTTTTCACTCGGATGCACAAGGCTTGCAGCATTTATTCGGGGATATCTAAGCACCGTACCACGCCGCAATCTTGCCGCTAGTCCGCCGGATTCCAGACGTTTACCTGTGCGTTTGATCGAAACGTAGAACTGGATATATTCGTGTTGCGATCCCCATGGGATTTCTAGATTCCCCATCCCAATATTTTCTTTGTCCCAAATTAGTTCAACTGGCGGTGTTAGCTTCTGAGTGACCAGACCGATGCGACCAAAAACATATGCGTGTCTGGCATATTTAAGTACTCGCACAGAGAGGGCTATCCCTTCCCGCGCTACATCCTCGGATTCATCACCAGCAACAGATCGATGACTCCAACCACTATTAAAATTGATTCCGTATGGCGGGTCGGTTACAAGTAGATCGACAGAATCTTCGCCCAGAGTAGGAAGAATATCTCGGCAGTCTCCGTTGTAGATGGTTATCCCGGCGTGGTCGTAGTAAGGTTTCAAGTTAGGTCTCCGCACGTCTCAGGAAACGGCCTGTTTAGCATGGCACTCTCTCTTGTGGCGTTCTTTGCTGCGATATTCCGCGCCGCACTTTTCACAAAGGAAAGTCTTGAATCCTCCTAGGTGTTGCGAATCGCTCGGACCTGCCCCGGCGTAGGCTTCCCTTTGGGCTACCTCTTGCTTTGATTCTCTTTTGACGTAGATGATAGAAGGCAGGGGTTGAATTTGAGGTTTTGTGCCTGATGATTCTGACGATTCTAATGGTGGTTCTAATGATGGTTCGGGTAGCATAGCTGTGCCACCCTTTATCTCGTTTTGCGACCCTTTTGACTCGGTTTGCGACCCTTCCTTAGAAAGGGTGGGCAATCTGCTACCCTTCTGCGCGTGTATACGGTACTGTGGGGGTTTTCCCCTACCTGCACCTTCGCGCAGTACCTGTAGTACGCCCGTTTCTTTGAAACGCGCTACACATCGGCGGATTGTGTCCTCAGAGACCCCGCACTTCCATCCGATGCGTCGGTAGCTTGGGAAACAATATCCTGAATCGTCGGCGTGATCTGCGAATGCGAGGAGTATAAACTTATCAGTAAATGGAAGGTCTAATTCCCAAACAGCCGTCATTACTTTGACGCTCAAAGCCCTCTCCTACAAGAGGGGCAAGGCCGAGTGTGTAGGCACCCGGCCCGCCAAATTGTTACGCCTCAGGTGATTTGCGCATCATACGCTCCGCTTCCTGTGTACGCAAGGGCTATTTGCAGATGCGGCGGAATTCTTTCGTTGCCTTAAGAAGCTTCTCTGAGAAACCCATAAGGTCCTGGCCGCGCAAGTAGAGGTCAAATACCTTTTCGAGGGTTTCATTCTCGATCATTTCGCGCGTATGCCAGAATTCCCCACGCCCATCGTTGGTGGCATATTCATGCGTGGGGTACTTTTCTTTCCACAGAAGCGCGTCTCCATAGCCAGCCCGAATGAACTTCTTCAGCCGCGGCCCGACTATCAACTCTGTGCCGAACTTCTCTGACTTTTTAAGCATCGCATCTCCTGTGTACGCGTCGGGATGTGCCTCATAGAACTTTTCTGCGAAGCAGCCCTTACTACGTCGGCGCGGCAACAGAAGCTCTTTCTCTTTTTCCGTTAGCTCCGTGGGGCGGACTCGCACTAATCTTCCAGCTTGATTGCTGTTATAGTCGTCACCGTGAGGCATGATAAGTCGTGCTGGCTGCCATTCATTTTTCGTCATTTCTGCACCTTCGAATGATCGTAGAAGCGCGTCGTGGTGCCGCAGGACAATGCCACAATTTTCTCTGCCCCGTCATCGCTGTACCTCGCAAGCAAGTCGGCTATATCCTGCTTTACGCCCTGAAACCACCACTTGCCTTGCATCTTTTGCAATCCGCTGATCAGGTCGGACACCTTTTTGCGCTCGGCGATAATCTTAGTTTCAGCTTGGTTCCAGCATGCGCGCGCACCCACTAGATGCGACATGGTGCGGTCTAGGGCGCGGCACAAGGCGTCGAGCATATAGGCTTTCGCAAGAACATCGGCTTCTGAAAGGGTTAGGTTTGTGGCTTGGCGCGCAATTCTATCCCGCAGTTGCCTGTTCTCCGCATCAAGATCGCACTCCAGATTCTCCCAGTTCTTCGCGGTCTTCATCCACATTTCACGGTCGTAGGCCAGCTTCTTCTGCGCTTCCTCGGCTTTGCTGAGGTCCTCGCGGGCAACCTCACGATCCCGCTGGGCGATCAATAGCTCGATCTGGGATTGCTGGAGCTTAAACCTGAGAGTCTCTGACTCTTCGCGGGCAGCGGTTAGAGCTTCGACCCTATCACCGAGCATGTCACCGATTTCCGCCTGGAGGCTCTCGGCCTTGGCCTTCCATCGCGCGCACTCGCGGCAGGTCTTTTTAGGCTTGGGCGGCTTACTTTGTTTTTCCATACGATCTACCGAGTTCCGGGCCCTAAATTTCCCTTTAACTAGCACTCTCATTCGGGTGCTCCTCCCTCACAGTTCCGTTGGAATCTCAGCGCGGGGTGGACCGGGGGCTACGCTGCGCTCAAGCTGATCCGTCAGGTAATCTTTGCCCTTGAGCAGTTTCTCGGCGAGGGCGTTGAGTTCGGAGATGAATTGCGCGACCTGCTTTTCCATTGTCTTGATTGCT